ATCTATCTGGATTGCCTCAAGCGAGGTCTTGGTTTTCGCATATGCTTGATAGTCTACCAAGACCCCCGTACCCGCTTCGCTCGTGGACTTAATGCCCCCAAACCACCCTAAATGGGTAATAGTTACATTGGCCTCGAAGGGTGATAGATAAGTAGTAGACACCAAATTCCCAGTTTGCTGTGTGATTGCTTTTCTCCCCAGTTCCGTTGCTCCGTTAAACCAAGCCATATACCGGACTCTTAGCGCTTGGTCAAATTGTGGATAAGTTGAAGCTCCGGGGAATAAGGCAGCCCCAGGCAAGACAGCCCTAAAGATGTTTGGATTTTCGCCCTCAATCCAAGTCTTTGAAAATGTGCCTAGGGTAACCAGCACCTGTTCTTCGCTGATATTTTCGCGTACTATATACGCCTGGTTATTTGTCGCCATGGCGTAAAACAGTTTTGCCCACGATCCTGTTACCGGACCCTCTACCGCCGATATCGTATACCAAACTATTGGATCAGTGGTGCTAATAGATACGGACTCGATTAGCGCTTCTGCATCATTTAAGTTGTGCAACGACAGATTTATGGGTAGTAGTTGTCCCGGTGCGAGACCAGCCTTTCGAGTCTTGAATTTTATTTTCCGGCCGATTACACCATATCTGGACAGCTTTTGCGATGCACTTTGAAATGCTGCTTCTCTGGTAGTTATATTGGGCTCATTGGCTACATCCTCAACATATCCGGTACCGCCCTCAAGGGTTACCCTGTCCTGAACCGCAACGCCGTCCTGACTTATTACGACAATACTAAACTCACCTTGATAGACGATGTGCAGTGTTTGTAACGCCGTTAATGGGGTGGCGCCTTGTTCTTGCGATATAACGCTGTCGCCTTTTGCCCAGTACCAATTCTTACCCGTGTCCACGCCCCGGATTCCCGCGGTTTGGGGTGTCACTCCGTCTATTGTTATGGTCGGAACTTTGGCCACCGGAAACCCAACGACAAAAGACTGTGAGCTGCCATCTCCCTTTTTAATTTCCGTTTGTAAATCGGTAATATCTTTGCCGCCAATGATATACTGCCGATTCCGGTACTTTGGATTTCCGTGCTCAATGGTTAATGACCCTTTGGCAACATTGCCATTTGAAATTTCATCATCCGTCAACGCCCAGGGGGCCATATAGGTAGCGCGGGACTTAAAATGCAGGATCTTATCCTTATCGATATACCACCAAAAACCGGTTCGCTCGGCCAGTGAATCCAGCGCCGTAGTAACTGACACGTAATTAAAGACCGCCTCAATTATCGCGGGACCGTCTTGGATACTATCTACCGCATAATCCATGCCTACTTCTAGAAAAGGTAGCACAAAAAAGCTAGAGCTGGATTCTGTATGGGTTATCCCTTCGTCGGCCAGGTAGGAGGCTACTAGATCCCTCACGATGTCCCCTGCAAGTGTATTTGCGTAGGCTTTAGCAACGATACGCTTATCGGACAGATAGTGCCAATCGACCCCGGATATTTGATGGAACAAGCCGCCGAGATTCGGTATGCGTGCTTCTACTGCAGTATCAATAACCCCGGCGAATACCCCGCCGCCATCCCCCCGGATCGTTATCTGTTGGCCTTTTTGGTAATGCTGGGAGCCATCTACATCCACCACAACAAAAGATGCGGTTGACCGTTCTTCGATTGCATCGTCGATGGATATGCTGTTCTTTTGGGTTAGCACTGAAGTGCCGCCGATTGAAACTAACATCTCCCGCCACCACCACCTAAATCTTCAAGCCCGTTTTAACTCTAATAATGTCAACTAAGGGTTGGCCGATGGCTTTGACGATTGTATGGCCATCCAGCTCTACAAAAATATTTGCGACTTGGGCAGAACCCCTGCCCCCCAAGGCATAAGAAGGAATAGCTTGGCCACCTCCAGAAAAAGCCAAGTTCGGAGCTGTCAGCGCCTTGTTTAAGCTCATATTGATATTCGGCATGGCCTTATTCATGCCATCAACAAAGCCCTTGACCATGTTTTGCCCCCAGGTGACGATGTGGCGGCCCTCTCCCTCTTTAGCGGGGCTGTTAAAGCCGAGAAATTTAGCCACTTCGCTAGTTACCTTGTGCGCTATATCTCTGATGGCGTTTAGCTTATTGGTAATGCCATTGATAAAGCCCATGATGAGGTTTTCACCCCATTGGATAGCGGTTCTGGCAATGTCGGCAAAGATAGCCCCAATGCCGCTAAGAACGTCCCGTATAATCCTGCCAACGCCACCAAAGAGGGTTTTAACGGTATTGACCAGGGTGTTCCATGCCCCTGACCAGTCACCATTGATTATCTGCATGACTGTTTTTATGATGCCGAACACGACATTCAGCACAGTGCTAATGGTCGTCTTGATAATATCAAAGACGACGTTAACGATGGTCATAATGGTTTGCCCGTGGGCCTGCCAGAAGGCTGCAATTGCATTAAGAACCGTTACGATAATGGCTTTGACCGTGTTAATCACAATCGTTATGGTATTTTGGATTAGCGGCCAGTTCAGTTTTACCCAATCGACTACAACACCAAACTGCTGGAGAATGAATTTTAAAATGGGGACAAATACCGTGGTGATCGCGGTCTGAACCGCATTCATAACAATATCGAATGTGGCCTTTATCTCTGGCCAATGGGTAACAAACCACGTCCTTGCCTCGTTAAAGGCATCCATTAAGAACTTCATGGTAGTGTTGATGAAGCTATCAGTAACATCCTTCATGCCGCCCCAGTTTTTGGCGTAGGCAGTGGCCAACAGGACAATTACTCCGATGATTGCGACGATCGGAAGGCTCAGTCCCCCAATCACAGTCCCCAATCCAGAAACCACAGGGCCTAAGACCCCCATTATCTTCTGAAGAAGCCCTGCCCCACCGATCAGAGAGCCGAATACTGCGGTTAAGCCTAGCACATTGGCTATCAGTTTCTTGGTGCCGGGGTCCATCCCATTTATCTTTTGGGCCAAGTCGTTTAGATGCTTGGATATTTGGATGAAATAAGGAAGGATGTACTGGCCGATAGAGGTTTTCAAGGAGTTTAAATTGTTGGTAAACTGCTTCATTTGCCCGGTGTATGTGTTCAGCTGACCAGCAGCAGCCCCGTTAAACCTCTCGTTTATTCTCTTTTGAACTTCGTCAAAGCTAATTCCGTGCTTAATTTCCTCTTTTGTTGCTAATCCAAGGCCGACTAGGGCACGGGTTTTGCCATTGTAGGCATCGGACAGGATGCCAGCGGCTTCAGATAGTTCAATATTCTTACCAGCCGCCAGATCAACTAGGGTGTTCTGCATGCCCATGGCATCATTGAGCTTGACCCCTTTGGAAGTTAACTCGACAAGGGCCGCCTTCGCTTCGCCTCCGGAGTAGGTGGACATTTTCAAGATACCCTTGGTAAAGTCGTCGACCTTGCCTTTGGCCTTGTCCCAGCTTTGCCCCTGGTTCTCGATCAGATCCTTCAGCCTGGTGTTTGTCTGCTCGGCCTTAGCGGCGCTCTCGATGGCTCCTTTGAGATATCCGGCAGCCAGGAGGCCAACAGCCCCCATAGCGGCACGTACGTTGCCGAAAGTGGTCGCCAAGCCTTTACTCTTTGTATCTGTCTTATCTAAGGCATCATTGGCTTTTGAATTATCTACAAAGACACTCCCGAATAGGCGGAAGATTTCCATCTAAGCACTCACCTGCCTTTCGTAAGCAGCGACAACGCCCATCATTTCCGACTCGATCTCTTCAAGCGTTTTCTTGGATACCTGTTTTTCCTCGACAAATAGGTCTTTTTTGAAGTCTGCAAAATCCTGTGGCTTGATATATCCCAACATCATCTGGGGATATAGTCCACTCCACAGATCCCAGGCAGTGGTCTCTTGTTCCTTTTCAAGGGCGTGGTAAATGTAACTAACCGATATTGGCAGGTCCATTATTGCCGCCAAATCATAGGCCTTGGACAGCAGTTCGACTATCCTTGGGCCTTTGAGTTGACAGCAGACTTGAAAAAATCTACCACCGAAGCATCCGAGAAGAGGCCTTTTATAAACCCGATTAAGTCAACGTTCTCAGCTTCCTCGATGCTACATTTGGTCGAATCGGCAACAAAGGCGAATATTTCCTTCTCAGCCTTATGAGCCTTCTTAACAACCTGCATAATGAGATCGGCGCCGACTTCGTCTTCAGTCCCCTTGGGATTCGTTATTGTAATATCCAGCTTATCGATGATTGCCGAGAGCCGGATTCCTTGTATAACTGTTAACATGGACATCCTCCTAAAAGATGGGGCCGGGATAACACCTGGCCCCATCAGTCGTATTAGGCAGTTGTGAAATTAACTACCTTCGGATTCATTACATTGCCAGCATTGTCACGTACTCTGGAAATAGTCCAGATGTAAGCGGTGAGTGCATTTAGGTCCGAGGTCGGGTTAAAGGTCGCTGTCAGAGTGCCGGCATCGTAAGTCAATGCCCCGGCTATGATAGTTCCGTCACTAGCTTTGATCAGCAGGAAGTTATCCGAAATGATGTCTCCGGTTCTAATGGCTTCGCTGAACAGGGCGGTCAGATTAGCGGATACAACTACGCCAGTCGCTGCATCAGCCGGGGTTGTGGTTGCTGTCGGCTTGGTTGTATCGGTAGTCAGGGTGCCGACGTCTTCGATTTTGTACAGATCCACCGGGTTTGCCGGGTCCCAATGTGCCCACACCTCAAGCGCAATCTCGCTTTCACCCTTGGGCTTTGCCGCCATCTGGAAGTCGTTTTCATTCATGGCGTTATAAAGAGTGATTTTCTTATACCCACCGCCAGTAACCTTGGCAAACATGGTTATGTTTTTGAGGTATTTGGTGGCTGGTATGATAACTCCACCCGTGGTGTTTTTCAAGACACCCGCAGAAAGGTCGGCATGGGGCATTGCCAGTGCAAGAGTTTCAAGGGTTGTATCAAGGATCTTGACAATCAGCGCGGCGTTTATTTCCTCGTAATACTGCAGGCCCTTGGCCTTGCCCCTTATCCCATCAACCTCAATTTCCTTAATCTTCCCAATGGCTTTAAACTCGCCGCCTCCGCGAGTGGGACCAAGTTGCTTTTGGGTGACTTCGCCGTAATCGGCGTAAATGATTCCGTAGTCAATCTGTATATTTTCGAGTTGCTCTTGAGTCAAATCGCCCATTTGATCACGTCCTTTCGAATAGCCTTGCCTGGTAGACATATTTCCTTCGTCTTAAGCGCGGGTCGGTGTCCCTGAGTGGAAGTTTCCTGTCAATATAAAAAGACGCCACCAATGTGTCCGTTTTTAAAGTCCGATGGTTTAATCCAGTTGGGGTTTCCCTGTCGCCATTACCATTAACAGCGGCCATGAGTGCTTCCAGGGCGGTCGTGTCCGTATCATCGTCCCAGCCATCGATGTCAACCACTACAACCTCTAGCCCTTCACCGTCAGGAGCATCATTGGGGAAGTCCAGGACGAGATAAGGGTAAACGGCATCGTCCGGAGCGACTTGGAAGAATACCCTGGGATGAACGGACTTTAAGTATGTGGTCAATGTCCTTCTTAGCTCAATCATCGTCCGGATTCTCCCCCTCATTGTCCTCTTGAATCAAGCCAAGTGCCCTGTTCTCATCCTCGATCTCCTTGAGGTACATACCCTCAATGCGCCGGATTTCATCGATGTTATCAAAGGCTGCATTTCTCAGGATGCTTTTCTGGGGATGATTTCTGTCACCAAGTTCCTGTAAGACGCCGTACCATGTATTGTGCTTGATGCCTACCTGCAAGTCTGCATCTCGCTTTCGCACCCAATACTGAAAGGCATGCGGGACCCTCTTGCCCTTTTTTAAGCCCCTTAGCTTTCGGGCTTCTTGCATGGCCCTTCGGCGTATAAGCTTCCCCACGTCACGTAAGGCAGCCCTTTCAAGCTCAACCATCAGGTATTTTGCGCGGTCAACCTTCGAAACGTATTCGACACCATCTTTTTTGATCTTTATTGGGCTCGGAACTGAAGCCATAGGATCACTCCTTGTTTACCAAGCCGGAGCAGATGAGCTCGATTATTTCCCCGTTCTTGTCGTATGTCCGGATGATGTTGTACTCTTTTCCGGAATAGGAGAGCTTCCTTTCACCCTGATATTCGGCAACGCGAACCTCAAAGGTGAGCTCAGGCCTTAACCCAACTGCAAATGCTTGATAAAATTCATTTCGCCCAATGGACTTTCTATTTGCAAAAACTTGCCGACTGAATTTTCCTTCGGTAATATCGCCCATACCATTTTCGGAATTACTTACTGCAATAAGGTCGACTACATCCCTAAACAACATCGGCCATCACCACCAACACAGATTCATTCCCGTCGACGTAAACCGAACCACTGTAATCCATGTAGCCGTCCTTGGTGATCATGTAATCGAAGTCTACTTCCAATTCAATTACACTGAACACGGCAACGCCAAGCGAATTAGATGCCTTGGTTTCGTCGTTCAAGGTAATGCTTGCACCCTTAACAGGTACCCCGCCAGTCGTGACCATAAATGTGACGGCGTGGCAGATATAGTCTTGCGCTAGGGTTAGGTGCCGTTTAAGAAGGTCGAAGGACATCTGCAGTCGGTCGGCATCCGGATTGTCAAAACCAAAGTTCGCCTTGCAGTAAGTGGTGACGGCCCGTTTTATCAACGGGTCCGTCCCTACCGCTTTGTCTGCTGCCACTCCGGCCAGAATGAGGTCGGCCATGGCAGCGTCTATCAAGTCTTGAATCTCAATGTCAAAGGCGTCCACGGTAATCCGCAGGGCCGGCTTAACGTATGGCAGCAAGTCCATGGCCTCTCCTCCTAGACGTATAGGTAAACGTCTACTACATGGCCGTCTAAGGCACTGTTCAGGTCAATGGTGTTGCTCTCGATGGCTGTAGTGCTGACCGTTACCGTCGGAGTTGTACCTTCCTTGACGTTGTTCAGGAAGGCGTCCCGAACGGTGTTGTGCGCCAGCTTATAGGGTAGGCCCAGCTTGTCATTGAAACCGACCGACACGATATCATACGGCACACCTGCGGTCGTATCGGCGGAACTGGCAGCCGTAGTAATGCCCGCACAAGTCCCATTGTCAATGGAGATGTTCAGCGTGGCGTCGTTGGCCGCCGGGGTTTTGGCGGTCAGAATTACTTTGTCCGTTGCGCCACTCACTACAAACAAGGCTGCTACATCAACATCAGCAGCAAGAGCTGTCCTGATTTTACCGGCTATCGCAGATGCGTTGTCGCTAAGGGCCACAGCGACTGAGATGGTTTTGGGCGAACCAGTCATTCCTGCAGCGGTTACCACTACAGCAGCGTTCCCAGCGGTGGATATTGTACCGACGGCTGTCGCGGTTTCAACCTGGGCTACCGGCGTGTGGACCTGGACCGGCAAGGCGATGCTGTCTACCTCTTTGAAAGCCTTGCTCCCCTGGACGGTGGTTACGCCGTTTAGGGCCAAAGTCTCACTGATTGTTTCAAGGGCAAAATTTTTGCCGGTGACAACCACGTCGCCCGTTATCCCTGCGACGTTTCCGACGATACTCAGGGCCCTGGGGACAGCCGGATTAGTTATTCCAGTCGTTTTGCTTTGAGTAGCGGCGCCCAGGTTGGCTACTGCCACGCCGTTTGCGCTGACTGCCACGGCATCAGCTGCAGCTACCTGGTAATGAGCCAGGAAGGCCCGGTCAATAGAGAGACCGGGAACATCGGTTTTGATGTTCCCGCCCTTCGGGTTAAATCCAACTCTCATGTGCGATCACCTTAACCTTTCTTCACACGGAGGAAGCCGTTCTTGGATACCACGTTGCCGCCGGCGAACACGGAGCCCCTGTGAGCGATCATGCCCTGCTTGAATTTGTAATCGGTGGACCGCTGGATATCGATGTCTGCGAAGAGGGTGACCATGTAATTGGACAAGGGACCGTATGCCATGGCATACTCCCCGGCGTTCGTAGACACATCGGTTACAGCCTTGCAAGCGGAGTTGATGACATAAGGAATTCCGTCAATGGTACCGGTGTTGCCGTTAGCGACAACCTTGTAGATCCGCTGGCCATCAGCATCACGCAGTTTTGCGAAGGCTTTCAGATCTTTCTTGTTCAAGACCAGGACCGCAACATCTTCGACGTTCTCGTCGCCGCCATAGCTATAGATGATGTCGTCCAGGGTTGTTTCATCGATGGCGATAAGCTCAATGTCTGTTGCGGCGTCAATCGCGGTGGCAGCGGCAGAGAAGATACCAGCAAGGTGATTCGTTGCGCCGGTACCAACCAAGATCTCGCGAGTCATTTTCTTCCTCAAGGCGATGGTTATGCCCCGGGTAACTTCACCGTCATAATCAGCGGATGGTAATTTCAGAACTTCTTCCGAATCTTCGGAGTAGGCAGTGACTTTGGCCTTGAGCATTTCAGCATAGTCGAAGGTGACATCGGAGTCAGCGTAGTCCGTACTCTCAGTCTTATAATCTCCGGTGCCCCACCCGGTAAGGTATGGCTGCCTGAAGCTTTCGCCGCCTTGCAGTGTCCTGGTGGTCACCAAGTCAATCAGGCTGGATACCTGATTAAAGTAGGGGCGAATATCGGTGGCCTGGGGCCGGGGAGAGATGACACTGGAAGAGCCAATGGTTACGGACCGATTTTCCTTGAGGGCCTTACCGCGCTTCTCGGCCTCTTCCTTTGTTTTGGCATCACGATTCTCGGGGAGCTGCCCGAAGGTTTCGACAGAACGGAATTCTCCAGCGGGAGGAGTGGTGCCGGGTACTGTTCCTGCAGGCGGTACCGCACCAGGTGTTCCACCCCTCAGTTCCTCGATTTTTTGAATCCGGGCTCGCAGTTGTTTTTCCTCAGCCTCAAGATCCTGGAGCTCCTTGGTGATCTTGTCCATATCAACTTGCTCGTTACCCTCAAGCATGGCGCGGATCTCTAACTTGCGGGCGGCAATTTCGGTAAATCTCTTTTCGTACATGGTCTTACCCCTTTCGTTTTTAAAGATAGGTTTTGGCAATGAGTTTCTTTCTGATCTCGGCGCTCTCCAGCGCTTTGCGCTCACTCATTACCTGGTGCATAGAGCAGTCAGTCTTACTACATGCCGCACATACTGTTTGGCATTGGGCCTGGCACATCGTGCAACATCCCATTTTGCAAGTCTGTTCGCATTCCTGGCACATCTCTTGGCAATTCATCATGCAGGCTTGGCAGCAATCCATTCGTTGATTGCAGTCTGCTTGTTTGCACATCACACAACAGGTATGTGGACAGGTAGTATCCGCCGCCTGCCTCTTATTGAGTGGATGTGCACGCCTTTCGGCAACCCGTTTCCGCAATTCGGCGACCTCCATCGCCTTGTGCTCGCGCTCGGCCTCCGCCTTTGCCCAACTCCTTGCGGAAATGGATGTATCCTGATAGGCTCCCGTATCCACGGCAGCCACATCATACAGTTTTTTGAACTTCAAGATGGTTCTGGTCCGGGTGTCCTGGTTATAACTGTCCTCCGCAACAACGAAGGAAAAGCTCATTTGGTCAATGGCACCCTCTTTGATCAGGGTGTATAGGTCTCGGGCTGGTGCAATGTCGAATAGCTTGGCCTTGATATTAAGCCCGATGTCATCTTTAATTAACTGCAGAGATCCTTTTCTGGTCCTGGCCATGATCATGACGTCCTCAGAATGGTTGTACCTAAATACAACATCCGACATGTCGCAACCGTCCAGGGCCTTCGAGTCCACAACCTCGTAATATTTGATTCCGTCATACTCCCATAGCACGGTCGGAGAATTAAAAACGATCGCCCTTCCTTCGACGATCATTTCATTACTGTCCGGTGCTGTTTGTACCGCCCTCAGTTCCAGTAGGCGTAGTTCCTTGGTTGTTTCCATCACCACTACCATTGTCCCCCTCTCCTAATTGGTATTGATTAGCCTTGTTGGCATCCACAAAATTCAAGCTTATGATCCGCTTTTCCCCGCCCTCGACCGGAGCGAGGTTGAATATTTCCCGGGCCTCATTGGTACTCAACAAGCCCATGGGCACCATCTTTTCAACCATCAGGACCTTGGTCTTCATGCTGGCGTACTGCAAGCGGTTCGACTCAAATACAATCTCGTTCCCATGGCCCCGCTCTCGCTCGGTAAATAGCTTCGAGGTGAATTCCAAGGACAGTTGCACGGCCAGGGGCTCAATGGTGGATTCATAAAACGCATCCCATTCGTCCTCGTTGTAGTTACCCATGATGATTTTTTCATTGACTCCGAAGTAGCGATAGACGTTATCCCGAAGTTCCTTCATCTGGGGGGCATTGATTATCTTGGGGTCATTCGTAAGCTCTTTATATTCCGCCTTGGCATCAAGGGCCGCTATGCCGCCGTTATTATTGACGGTCATGAACTCGTTGACAAAGCGGTTCCGGTTGTCGGTTATATCTTTGTCCTTGAGCATGCCCTGGTACTTGATAATACCTCGAAGATTTGCGCTGGATTTTATCGCCTGGCTTATGCCCTGGTTTGAGGTGAATACCGCATCCAGTGTGTTGTTGATGGCATTGTTGTTTTCGCCGGTGAGATCCCCCTTATAGAAGTGGCGCCTAAGGTGAATGACCTCGCTGTAAGGCAGGATTGCTTGTTTACCCACCCCGAAGTAAAACCTGACAAAGATTTCCCCGCTATCGTCCTCTAGGAACTCAGCTATCGTGCAGTTAATAGGCCATATTGCAATAAGTTGTGTCCCCTGCCAAACCGGATAGGCAAAGGCATTGTTGTCAATCATCAGGGTCGTGACCATCTTATAGAAAAAATCGTAGGCATTCATGTTCGGGTTGGGTCTGATCTGCAAACAGTTTTCTACTTGCCCTGATATCGGAGTTATGTCCTTGCCGATGCGGCGAATATGCTTTGCCTTTAGCTTAGCTGCATTCCTGGCCACGGCATCTACAGCCGACCGCACAACATCCGCCTCATAGGGCTTTCCTCCCCAGGGCGTGAAGGTCGGGGAGTATCCGTTGAGCATCTGCAGGCGGCTAAAATGTTTTCCCGCCCACGGCAATACACCGAATACAGTTTGGAAAAGGCTGCGCTTTTCTCTCAAATTCTCACCCCCTTAAATCAAGGCTTGGTAATCAGCCATCTTTTCATAGAGTCCCACATAGGCATCGAGCAAACTGAACGTCCCATCAACCCTTTGTCTTTGACTTCTGCCTTTTATAGGCCTGATATTATCGTTCTTATCATGCTCTACGCTGGTATTTGTAAGGCACCACTTCAGAACCGGGTTGTTGTTATAGTTGATTAGCTTGGCTTTAAAGTCTGCCTCCATTAATCGCATAGGCTGGTTAAATGTGAAGGCACCTTGCGCACATTTGATCATGTCAAAACCTTGTGATTTCATATCTTCAACCCAATACCCCGCAAGTGCTCTGTCGTAATAAACCCATAGCGGCCTTATGTCGTACTCATTAACCATCTGCATGAACCACGCGGTAACGTCTGTAAATTTAACCTGGAACCCTTCACAGGCTGTAAGCAACCCTCTCTCCCGCCATTTGTCATAAGGGATCTTGTCCTCCTTGGCTCGTTGCTCAATAAGCTCCTCGGGAAGGAAGTACATTTGCAAGACATACTTTTTCTCGCTACCGGGCTTCATAATCAAGATTGTCGCGCAGGTTAAGTCTGTGGTGGCAGATAAGTCCGCGCCCCCGATGGCGTAACAATCCCGGATGTCATCCATGGTGAAGGTCTCTTCGTTATTAATTGCATCAAAGGTCAGCCAGCTACCAGCCACAGTGTCCCGGATGTTAAAGTCCTTGCACAGAAGATTGCTAAGCTGTCCCGGTACCCGCTTTGCCTTCTCAACTTTTTCGGCTAACTTCTGCTGGTCCTTTATGGTCCCAAGCCCGGGGTTGGCCTTCTTCCAGCAAGCAGGATCCGTCCATTCGCTGCGGTCATCCAGTTCATAGATTATCGGGAGCAGCCTTTCATCCTCGAATCCCTCTATGCCCTCGATGACGTTGGCGGCATAGCTGTACTTTTCATCATAGACAAGCTCCCGGACCGTGCCGGCTGTTGTGGTTTCAAAGAGCATCGGCTGTTCCCGGGCTGACATGCCGTCGTAGATTACGTCATAAAGATTCTTGTCCTTCCAGGCGTGGATTTCGTCCATCAGTGCGCCGTGAACGTTCAGGCCGTCCAAGGTATCGCTGTCCGAGCCCAGGGGCATGAAGGTCGAATCTGCATACTTGCCAATACCAACTAACTCAGCGACCAGAGGCTTGATTCTCTTGCGAAGGACAGGCGACTTGCTGACCATCCGCTTGGCTTCTTTCCAAATGATCTTAGCCTGGTCTTTTTTAGTTGCGACTGCATACACTTCCGCCCCATGCTCACCATCGGCAATCTGGAGATACAGGCCAACGGCGGCCGCCAGGGTAGACTTGCCGTTCTTTCTAGCCACAATCAAAAGGACCTCGGTGTATTTCCGAAGTCCAGTGTTTTTATCTATAAAGCCAAAGGCAGCAGCGATTAAAGCTTTTTCCCAGAGTTCCAGGATTACAGGCTTTCCGCCCCATTTGCCTTTGCTGTGCTTACAGTATTTTTCAATAAAGGTAATGGCATGGCTGGCTTTTTTAGGGTCATAAACCCATTGATCCCGAGGATTGAAGATATCGCTTACAAGCTTTTTATATTCCTTGTAGACTTTTAGCGAGACAACTTCTTGCCCGGTTATTATCTGGTTCCAATATTCAACAATGGGGTTGTTTGACCAATCGCGCTGTACGCTATTTGTTTCCGGCAAAGTCGTCGAAGCCGTCATCTACATCACCCTTTTTCCCGGGCGCCAACGCCTCCTTGGGCAGCATATCCGCTAACTGCTTGATTATGCTTTGGTAGTTTTTGTTCATGGTATTGTAGAGCCGGGCCACTGGGCGCTCTCTTTCGTAAGGATCCGTTCGCTCGGACTGGCTAAACATTTCCACATAGCCTTTGTCATCCAAGTCCGCTTCGTAGTCTTCGAGTGTTACCCGCATGTAAGCAGCACGACGAATAAGGCCATCAGCCACTTTCATCAGCTCTTCGGGTATCTTTCCATAACTCCCCCGAAGTCTTCTTTCCTCTTTGGATATCCGCTTTTTCTTGGCTAACTTTTCCTTTTTCAGTGCATCTTCATCCATGCGTTATCACCTCTTTTTGGGGAGGGGGGTCATGTGCGCGGCCTGTGTATTTTTTGGAGCTGCCCACATCGGTCCCTAAATTGTGTGTGATTTTGACACAATGGGGGGGGCTATGGCTTACTCCAGTGACTCCTTTTCCAATTCTTTGGCATTGTCTTTCAAGTACTTCGACACCGCCTGATATCCTTCGGTGTTGTTCTTCTCAGAGAAGCCTCTGAACTTAACTCTTGCAGGATAGACATCCGTGACCTCACCCTTATCCATCTCAAAGACAATAGCCCATCCGAAAGTATGCAGCACCATGTTCGCCCACCAAAGCAATCCCGATTCTCTAAACTCTTTCCAACTCTTTTTATTTACCAAGTTTAACACTCCAATCTATCGCTGTAAAAGATTCCCTTCTGCATCGAACGTCAACCCATCGGCCGTAGCATCCGACCCAAAGGTCTCCTTGTTATGACAGTCTTGACAGAGCAGTTCAATCTTCTCCCAGTCCAACGTGACGTTCGGGTCGTTGATGTTCAAAGGAGTTAGTGCCTCCTTGTGATGGACTATCAATCCTGCGCCTTGACACCGTTCACATAACCCGAACTTCGAATCGAAGTAAGCATCTCTACACTTCTGCCAAGCCTTTGATTTGTAAAACTTCTTAGCAAACTCTCTAGCCATCTATTCCAGCCAAGACAAGCAGGATCACAATGCTTAGTAATAGTCCAACCATGTCATTCTCTCCCGTCTACGTCGGCCCTTCAATGCCTTTGTTCTGACGCATCATATGGTCATAGGCCCTGAACTTGGCAGTGTCCTCATGCTTCTGTTTATCCTTGCACTCGCCCTTGTTTTTATCCTTGCGTTTACACTTAGGCTCACGCACACAGCCAGCACAGTGATTCATGGCATCACCTCATTTGGGTAAACAAAAAAGCCGCCCATAAATGGCAGCCTTAGCAATTCGCTTGTTTGTAATTGTCGCCTCTAGCTCTATTGTACTACTTATAAGTCAAGATGTACTGTCAAATTCCTATCAAAATCCAATCATTTTTCTGTCAAAGCACTTTTTAGCCCTTTTTTACCTGCTCATCTCTTGCTAATTCCCGGGCTATTTTCTCTCGAATTTTGACGACCTTACCTTCTACGTCTTGCCTAAATAGCCAATCCTTCCAAAGGATTTCATTTAGCTGCGCGATGGCATCCCGGCGGTCTCTATAAAACTCTGCTTCGCTTATGGACATATTACACCATACCAAAGAGTTGTCCCAGCCACTTATATACTTTAGGTCAACCAGTCTCCTCCACGAATCTGGCAAAGATTTTAACGCAGCCTCAATCACTAGAGCTTTAGTTAAAAGCCTCGGTAGCTCTCCCTCTGCCTCCAGCACAACTGTTGCCCTGGCGAATGTACCATCACCAGTTCCGCCTCCTCCGGATCCACCCTGAGTATAACCTACAGTCACCTTGCCAGTATGGTCATTCAGCTGCTCCTGTAGGACAACTATCTCGGCCCGCCATTTACTAAGATTATACAGCCACCGTTCTGTCGTGGCAAAAATCGCTTTTGAGATTATTTCGTCCAAATCTGCCACCTCCTTCAAGCTACTAGCCAAATCACGCCAATTATCACTGCAGCCGCTGCCAATTCAATCGCCAGTGCAACTAAGCAGCCTCCGAAAATATTTCCCTGCTCCTCCATATCGACTCCCACCTTTTACCGGGCCACCCTGGCCCTTTTCATTAGCCTCAGCAATCGCAGTTAGGGCATAACAGCGTTTTGTTATAAGTTACCAGCCTTGCTCCGCAGTCCGGACACCGATCTGCCGGTACTTGCTTTTGCTCTTGATTGTCACTCATGCTTACCGCTCCTTTTCAAAATCCCAAGCGCTTGGGATTTTCACTAAAGACCTTCAATGACCACATAGATCCCGGGTACCTTTGCCCAAAACTTTTCAATAATCTCACTGGCCACAATTGCGTCATCTGTCCAATATCCTAGGTCCGTCATGACATCCTTTAGCATTTTGACCATGTTGTCAGTATCGGGCTTAGTGGTCTTATATTCACCGTCCTGATGCTTACCAATAATCGGGAAGCACCATTTGGTTACCAGCCTGACAGCCCCTGTATACTTTTGCTCTGGTATGTGCTGTGCCAGATGGGCCTGGAGTTTAGATCGCGCTGCTTGAAGTTCTGCCGGCTCATAGAACAGAGGCTTGCCATTTACAATTCGAACTGCTTTATTCTGGTGCGTCGTTTCTGGAGGCACTAGAGCCATAAAGAATTCAGTTTTCACGACTTCACCAGCTTAAGGGATGTTTCAGCAGGGAAAAGGTTTGCCGGGCCCTCGATGCTCTCCCAGTTAACATCTTCATCCAAGAGATTTGGTATTGATCCCTTCGTGCTGGCCCAGTTTGTTCCCAGCTTTTCAACCATGTTGAACCAGTCCTCTACATCATGCCGGACTATATCGATTTTAGGTCCTTGATCTGATCTGACCAGCTGGATATGCTTTAGCTCGTGATAAATGAGTGCTGTAATTTGCGCCCTGCTCATTCCTTCGGTGTTCTCCTTGAAAATCTCCAGCATGTACTCAAATTGCTTTTTGGTAATCTGATAGATAATCTCCTCCCACTTGCCAGGCATCTTGCTTATCTGGGCATACACGATGCCGTTATTTTTCTTACGCTTGTCCTCCATGTTTTCGATAAAGAGAATGTTGTCCACTGGAACATACATGAGTTCAGGAAATTTTGATATCAGTGCAGCTGCTATCGGTCGGTAATTTTCGTTTATCTTGTACTTGCCGCCAAACTCTTCAACCGCGATTATGCTTTTTTGAGCTTCCATTATTTTCTACCTCCGTTTTTTTGTTTTTCGGTCTCTTGCAGGTTTGCCCTTGTCACGGGATGGATAGGGGAGGTTGTCGTCGTGCGCCACGTAAACGCACGACAACGTAACCCCATCCGTGACCCCGTGCGTGAGTGCTGCAGAAATAAGGAATTATAGGATAGTGTTTTCTGCAACCAAATCTGCACTCGGTTGCAGAAAACTTAAATCATGTTTTCTGCAACATGCAAAATACTTAAAATACGTTTTCTGCAACCATCCATATATAGGAAGGTTTACAGAGTGCAGAATTGTAAAAAACATGTTTTCTGCAACCGTTTTGCACAGTGCAGAATTGCAGATTTTACGTTTTCTGCACTGCTTTTTTGATGACAAGATTTTGACTGACTTCAAATTCTCCATGCTCTTTCACCCTTGCCCTAACAGTTCTTTCGGCAATTCCCATAGACTCAGCTAGCATTTGAATCGTCGGCGGCTCTCCAAAATTGCAACTATTTATTGCGTTTTCGAGTGATATTTTCCGGTCTTTTTCCTTTTTCTCTTTGGGTTTTCGCTTGTCTATGGCTTTCTTCCAGGGTGGTTTCTCGCCTTCTGACTCGACATCTTTCAAGCTGCCAACTTCATCCACATGATGTACCGGGTAGTCAAACCAGAGATTTACCGGGTTGAATTTCGGGAACTCCCTGAGCGTCCCCTCAATCCTCCATGCTGTGCGCTGCTGTACGGCCTTCCTGGCGGCATCGACATCCTTCAGCATGGCTATATAGATCTCAGCCCCCATAAGACGCTTGCACGCCTCTAACATCACTTTCTCGCTGCACAAATCGTCCTGCGATACTTCATTAGCCCAAAAGCTCACATGCTTCTTGAGCCAGCTTTCGCACACCTTGCAGACGGCTTTATTCTCCTCCTGCTTAATGAGATCAGTGTTTAAATCAAGCTCTATCAGGTCAAGCAGCGCATCTGGATCCCGGGCAAATACACCAGAGCCAGAAGCCCGATCCATGCTCCGCTTGCTGCCCTGGCTGCCCTTGCTGTGGTGGTGACAGTAGATCACTGCAGCGTTCAGCTCATGGCATACCATGTCAAACTGATTACAGAAGTTGGCCATTTGATCTGCACTGTTTTCATCGCCAGTGATAACCTTGTAAATCGGGTCAATGATAATGGCGATGTAATTCTTTTTGGCGGCCCGGCGGATAAGCTTGGGCGCCAGCTTGTCCATGGGGACGCTCTTACCTCTTAGATTCCAGATATCGATGTTGTGCAGGCTCTTAGGTTCCCAGTGCAGCGCAGTATAGACATCCTTGAATCTGTGCAGGCAGCTGGCCCTGTCAAGCTCCAGGTTGACATACATTACCCTGCCTTTGGCACAATTCCAGTCGAGCCATTTTCTACCCTCAGCGATGGCACAGCAGAGCTCAATTAAGGAGAATGACTTACCTGCCTTAGATGGACCTGCCAAGAGCATCTTATGCCCCTGGCGCAGCACTCCGTCGATCAGGGATGGTGACAGCTCCGGCAGGTTGTCCCAGGCGCTTTCCATGCTTTCCGGTTCCGGTAGATCATCATTGACACCCTCAATCCACGTCTGCCATTCCTGCCAAGACTCTTTGCCGGTGTTGGTGTCCACCAGGAACTGCTTATGGCCATTGCGCATCACGCCCGGCATCCGGGAAAGCCTAGAAGGGTTACGGTTCTGACTGTCGATTTTCAGGCCATTTTTCTGGCAGACGTTGTAAAGGTAATCCACCCGCTTCCGGTACTCTTCGTAATTACCGGCATCGATCCTAACAATCGCGTGCAGGCTCTTCCCTCCGGAATGGACCATACATGCAACCGGCAGTTCCAGCTCACGGATAATGGCATTTTGATGGTCAATGTCCATATAGTCAGATTCGACCAGAGCATACCGGAAATCGGTCACGTTTTCATTCTTTACACCATTGCCATCGAGAGGGTTAAAGCGGATCCAGGCCCCTACCTCTGGCTTGCAATCGCCTAAGACTGAGCCGATATCTCCCTTGCACTTATTGAGTTGCTGGATAAGCTCCCCGGCCGTACGGTCCCAACATCCCTTAGTCGGCAGATGTTTCCCATCCTTCTCCCAGCTCTCTGTTACATAGCCCACATTCTCAGATGCTTCAAACAATGTCTCCAGGTATTTGACTAACTGATTCGCTGGGGACCATGTTTCTGGCTCAAGGACTTCCTTGCCTTCAACCCAGTTCTTATTGATAACCACCAGGTCGTCCTTGCTTCCGATAATGGCATCCCATTCAAGCTCATAGCTTTCCCTTGCGACGTATTCCGGGTGCCAGCCCTGGTCCTTGGCCATCTGGACAATAGTCCCGGCAGTTACCGGTTTTGAAGCACCCCGGAAGCTGTCCCATTTTTTGAAGCACTCGCCGGCGTGGTACCTGGCTGAGTCGCGCCGTGACCAGGCGTCCCAGTCCGCGGCGGTATAACCGGCTTCCTTGAGGCCCATGCCGACATTAATCCAATCTTGATAGTCGAGCATGGCGGGGTCTATGTGGTTTAATAGTTCGCGGAGGTCGGTTTGCTTGTCATTGCTCATGGCTTACCTCACGGCGTTTTCTTTGCTTTTTTCTCTCGCCGATTTTGTTAAAGATATCGGCAATGATAATACCTGACCGTGTTAATTCAATGTCGTTTTGAATTAGATTTTTCTGATTCAACCTGACAAGCTGCTTCCGGGAAACGAGGATGAGATTTTCAAGTGTGACATTTTTCGGGTTTCCATCTCCGAAAATGAGTACGTGTCCTTTCGGTATCGGCCCGTTAGCCTCTTCCCAGATTATTAAGTGCTTTTGTTTCCACGTCTTTGGATCAGTAATTTTAACATCTACATATCCGTCAGAGTTAACCCTTTCGGTTCCAACGGGCAGGTAATTCCAAGGTTTGTTTCCCTTTTTGAATTGGGTAGGCTCCCAGCCGCCGACTCCCTTTTTGCCTTTGTTATGTGGTACACGCCCTAGGTTGAACCTACCATTTAGACCGCTGCTTAGATTGTGATTCTTTTTGTATGCTTTAATCTGATTAATGGATAACGCTGAGCAAAAACGGGCATTAAACATATCCGTCAGCTCAAGATTCCCGCGGCCGGCAACGTGTTCTCTAATAAATTCAGCCTGGTCAGGCGTAAAATGATGCACAGCTATCCCTCCTGCGTGAATGACTCGCGAAGCATCTCGGGCATTTTTTTGTTATCACCGCGCAGATAATCGGATTCTGTTTTTATAGCATCAAGTACTAATTTGCCGTTATTTATGATTTGAGAGGCGACAGAAGTTACGGCTTTCGCTCTCTCAATTTCCTCTGTCAGCTTATCTCCTTGTAAATCTTCGTCACCCAAACGTTCTAACTGAGCAAACAAATGATTGTGTAAGTCGCTTAATGAGTTTTTCATCAGTTTCACGCCCCCCAATCAATACCAACCATTGGCCGGTATTCTGGTTTATACTCGTGCGGGTTAATATCATGCGGTACCCGCCAGCCATTTGCCGCAATCCGATCTATTAGCTTCCTAGCTGTCTCAAATTGCCATGCCCCCACGTGCTGGAATCCTCGGCCTTCCAGGAGTCGAATCTGCTTAGGTGTAGTAAGCCCTTCACCGCGCCGTTTGTCGAGCCTGTCAAGCAATTTGGCAGCCTTGCCGGCGCTTTCGATTTCGTCCGGGAAGATGCCCAGCTTTTCAAGCGTCTGAACCTGCTTATCAGAAGGTGGTCCCATTTCCCATCCGAAGCTCGGGACATATCCCGCCAGATCTTCTGCCTGGATGCTCATTTCGAACTGCAGCGGATCCACCAACTTCCGCTTACGGTGCTTCATTTCGGCAAGTTGTTTGGCTAATGCTTCTTCCCGGGCCGCGACCGCATCCTCATTGGCCTTAACTTCTGCTTCCTGGATGTCTACCGGGCAGCCGGCTTCTTCGATGTTCTCTGTCATCTTTTCGGCTACTTCTGCGCTTTCGCAGATCAGGTGGGCCGGATGACATAGTTCATGTTTTTCTGTGTGCCAGAGGAAATCCAGCAGTAGAAGGTAGTCCTTAGTCGGGAAAAGCCTAGTACCGCGTCCAACCATCTGGGAATAAAGACCGCGCACCTTTGTTGGTCTGAGGACTACAATGCAATCTACAGAGGGACAATCCCAACCTTCGACCAACAGCATGCTGTTACATAAGACGTTATATTTTCCAGTGTCGAAGTCTTTAAGCACCTGGGCCCGATCTTGGCTGTCGCCATTAACCTCAGCTGCAGAAAATCCCTTACTGTTTAAAATGTCCCTAAATTTCTGGCTTGTTTTGACCAAGGGCAGGAATACGACCGTTTTACGATCCATGCAATAGCGGGCCATTTCATCAGCTATTTGGTATAGGTATGGATCAAGGGCCGAACCTAGATCGCTTGCCTTAAAATCTCCTGCCTGTTGGCCTACACCTGTCAGGTCAAGCTTTAATGGGATAGTCTGGGCTTTAATCGGGCTTAAAAAGCCATCTTTGATAGCCTTCGGTAAGGTGTACTCGTAGGCTAGTGTTTCGAAGTATTCACCAAGATTCCGCATATCTGATCTGTCAGCAGTTGCGGTTACCCCCAAAACCTTGGCTTTGTCGAAATGCCCTAATACCCTTTGATAGCTGTCAGCCAGGCAATGGTGAGATTCATCAACAATAATCGTATCAAAGAAGTTTGATGCAAATTGCTTAAGACGGCTTTCTCTCATCAGAGTCTGAACGCTACCAACTACTACCCGGTACCAACTATTCATGCAAGAATTCTCAGCTTTTTCAACGGCACATCCCAACCCTGTGGACTTATTTAACTTGTCCGCTGCTTGGTCTAATAGTTCCCCTCGATGAGCGAGTATAAGAACTCGTTCCCCGTTACGAACACAATCTTCTGTGACTTTAGCAAAAACTATGGTTTTATCGGTTAGCCGCACCCTGTTGGCAAAACCAACAGGGTGCGCAATATTCCCTTCTGCCATTCATTTTGAATAGCCTCCTTGGCCTGTATCTGATACGGACGAAGGTTCATTAAGCGTTCATCCTCCTTTGCGGAGTAGATGCAATGGCATCTATGTTCCAACCTCTTTCAATTCTGTGCTGCAGCGCTGAATATGAAATACCAAGATGATCAGCCAATTCAGACATGGTCATTTTAGCCCCGTTATATTCAAAAATGCGATTTCTTGAAACATTGTTTGCTTGCGTTTTTGCGTCACTCCAACGACAGTTTCCGGGACAGTAGTTGCCGTTTACGTCAATGCGGTCAATCGTTAACTCATTAGTATAGCCGTTTTCCATTGCCCATTGCCTAAACCGACTGTAATCACTCCATTCCTGACAGATTGTTATTCCTCTACCGCCATAATGGTCCCACCTGCTATTCTTGGGATCCAAGCACCTTCGCCGCATATTCTGCCATGTTTGGTAAAGTCGCTCCTTGTGAGAGTAACCATGTTTTATTTTCTTGCATCCGCAACTCACTGTATGGCCAGATAATAGAGCATCACTTTTGACGGCTATTATTTTGCCGCATTTGCATTGGCAGTCCCATTTTACAACAGGCTTTATACCCTCCCCACGATCATCTGAGCGATTAAGAACAGTAAGGAAGCAGAACTCTTGCCCAATTAAATCATTGCGTAGCCTTCTACTTGGCCTTAGCTGCATGGCTAAAACCTCCCAGCCTCAAAGCCCTTTTTCTCTTCCGGCTCGTAGAACTTTTTGATTTCGTTTTTGGTAAATTCTTCGCCCTTATCGTTATTCCATTTGTGAATACCAACTTTTGCCCTGCCCCTTGCACCAACTACAGCGTTCCAATTCATCGTGACCTTTTCGCCTTTCTTCCGTTGGCCGATACCGGTGAAGAAGGCACAAAGCAGTCCTTCTGTGTTGGTGTGCAGAAACAGTTGATGCTTGATAACGGTAACACCCTGGGCGCCTTGAACCTTAATGTGGACAACAGCCTTATTGCAGGGCGGCAGCTTATCGCTCCCATTATGCCTGCCGCGTTCAAACTCGATAACCTCAAAGTCATAATCGCCTTCCGGTAAGGTAATAAATTCCGGTCCGTCATTCTCAATTGGGCCGTCCCAGTCTAATTCATATCCAGTGCTCATAATAAAAATCCTCCCTTTTCTTAATTGGATTATTCTCCGAATAAAAGCGTATTTAGTTTTCCGATAATCAGCGGACTAAGCTGAAACCCTGCTGCAGCTTGGTGGCCGCCTCCACCGTACCGCTTTGCAATCTCCGAAACATCAACTCCATTTTTACGGCTGCGAAGCCCGACTCTCCGGTCTTTAAGGTCCACCATTACGACATACTCACACTCGTCTAACTCCTGATTTTCGAGAATCGCATGTCCTAGCTGGGAATGATATTGCTCGTCAAAGCACAGAGCATAAGGCCGGTCTTGGGAATCGGAGAACCATTCAGTTGATCGCTCCATTACTTCCTGGATATATTGGTCTTGCTTTTCCTGTTCAAGTTCGATAAGTAGTTCTTCTGCCTCTGATAATTGCAGCGAAGAATTCCAGTAAAAGCGTTCTACAAATCTATCAAATCCTAAGCAACGCAGGAGTTGGTTCAGAGTATTTGAATGCGGATCCTCGTGCTTCCAAAGGTCATAGTCATTGGCGTGCCAGACCAATTTTTCGATGTCTTCAGTTAATCTGGATGCTATGCGGTTCCTCATTATCCAGTCAAACAGCAGGAGCGCCCCGCATTTCGAACTATCTAGCCTTATCGCCCAGCTGTACTCGCAGAGTCCCATAGCCGTTTTGTGATGGTCGAAAAGGTGAACCTTGCAATTAGTTGTCTGATTGATGAAAGTGAGCAGGCTAATTACCTCTACGTCCTGGGGGGAAATATCCGCAATGTATAATTGATCCGGGAGTATATCATTTTGGAGAATGTCTCTGAGCCGGTTGTCTACCGTGTCATAGTTTTCACTGTAGCAGGTGCCTTCCGGGAACCAGGTCTTAAAAACGATAGCGCAGGCAGCGCCGTCGAAGTCTGAGTGGGTAACTAAAATTTGTTTAGACACAATCAACCATCCCCTTAATTAAAATGGTGTATTTTCTCTTATTGCTTGGATCATTTGAAAAACCTGTGGCCAGGCCCCGACCAACACCCCGGAAATAAAATCCGGATCATAGTTTTCAATAGGGGTATTTTCCGGATAGTAACCCCGGCTGGCCACCACCTGCTGAATCTCCTGCACTGTTACAGCGTTGGGTCCCATCAAGTCAGCCAGGGGCTTAGGAACGACTGAGAGGTCATTAGGAGTAGGTTCTACCTTGGGTGGATCAGCTTTGGGCGGTTCTGTTGTCGTAGGTGTTAGAGGAGTAGGAGGTGCAGTTACTGTAGCTTGTTGCGCTTCCATTGGCGTTCCAGGATTAACTACAGCTTGTACTGGAGGAGCAGAAGGTGGAGCGATATTTTGCTTTTTATCAGCGTTGATATCAGGAATACAGTGCTGGATCTCGGAAAAATCAAACGGCAATTCCTCTTTTAAGTTGTCTCGGTTCTTCGCATCCCAGCAAGGATGATGGCATGTATGCATAACCCGCTTGCCACCCTGAGCTTTGCCCTTTTTGTCTTTATCCTCAGCCTTAACGACATAAGTCTTGTAATTCGCAAAAAGCACCATGTCGGCCCATTCACGCACCATCGGGGAGACCTGCTTTGTCATTTTCATTTCCCAACGGTCATAGCTTGGCATTTCGTCTGGTTGTTCGAATTTACGCATCTGAGCATGGGCTGTTATAACAACATTTACGCCACGCTCAACAAGTTCTTCCAGAAGGTTTAGTAGCTTACCAAATTCCTCAGATGCGTAGGTGTAACCCTTTCCATATCCGAAGTCTTCAATGCCGTCCTTTTTCTTTGTAGCGCATAGCTCTCTGACGCACAGTTTTTCTGCCCAATCTCCCGTATCAATAATAAAGGTTCCGATCTCATGGGGATTTCTGATATAATAGCGAACCTGTTCAAGAATCATGGTCCAACTACTTGGCTTTGGAGTCCGGGAAACGGGCAACTTCTTTGTACTGCCCTCGGTATCGCAGAACTTTGCCCTAGGAAAATGCATTGCGAAAGTTGATTTTCCAATTCCTTCAGGCCCGTATACAACGACCTTCTGAGCGCTTTCGATAATACCGTCAGTGCCTTGCATCAAAATGCACCTGCCTTCCATTTAGGCTGTTCAACCGGCTGTTCGACGGGTTGCTCGGAGGGCTGCTCTGCTCCGACTACATAACCGTCTTGAATTAAAATCGAACATTCCTCCCCGGTGCTGACCCTGGTAGCGATAGCCTGCAGGCCTTCTGCTTCCAGCCACTGGCCGAACTCTTGCAAGGTGTCCAGATCCATTTGCTCCAATTTATCCAGCAACACAAAACCGCAATTCGGATTCAGCTTCCGGACGATGGCAGTTGATACTATAAGCTCCTCAGAGCCGCTCATGCAGTCCCATTTCTTGCCGTTGTAGGTCAACTCCCCATCAACTACAGAAAGGCCAGGAAGCGGCAAATTAGCACTCTGAAGCAGGTCAGTCTTCGCTTGCCTTACTTTATCGATCTGGTCCGAAAGCGCCAGGTATTGGTTGCCATAGTCCGCCGCATCTTCTTCAGCTTTGTCCTTATCAAGGTTGGCCCTAACCTTCCGGTTAATCGCTTCAATATTGGTGATATTGGCCTCCAGTTCCGCGGTTGATTCATCGTGCAGGTCAAGGGCTGACTTGCGGGCGATTTCCACATCCTCCAGGAGAATCGCATGGCACTTGAGAAGTTCATCAATTTGCCTATTGAGAGAGCTCAACTCAGACTCAAGGCTACTCAGCCTTTGGCGTTTCCGCTGGTTGTCACCATTCCGGGCGAGGATTTCCTGCTGCTGCTTGATCAATTCTGATGCGGATATGGGCTCTTTCGGCGCATCGGGATTATGAGGCATTTCTTTGGCAAATTTCTGTTTCTGGTCAGCAATCTGCCCGATTGTGCGTCGCCTGTTGTACAGCTCTTGCTCTTGCCGTTCCAGCTCGAAGAGCCTGTCTCCCACGCCGATGATCTTCAGTAATGTTTCAGCCTTTTCTTTGTTACTGGCCTGTATGAACTTCGGCAGGTCCAAAGCCAGCTGTTCCACAAACTCGTTCAGCAGCTGTTGGCCGCCCTTCCGGCCAGAGGGGTCTAACACCTTCAGGTCGCTGTTTTTGCCCTTGCGCTCGATGACAAGCCCGTTACTCATTACCATGTGCAGGGAAGGCGGGATAACTGATCCGTCCCTCTGGGCCTGTGATGGACGATATTTCTCACCTCCTAGTGCCCAGGCGATTGCATCCAGGACCGATGTTTTGCCTTGATTATTCTTACCACCGACTACAGTCAGGCCGTTGGCGGTAGGCTCAATTTTTACAGCTTTGACACGCTTAACGTTTTCAATTTCAAGCTTATTGATTTTAATAGTCATGCCACTCACCCTTTCATAGAATCGTAATAGTTGCGCTTATTGTTCTTCTGGACGATTTGCATCTGCAGCTTTTTCAGGTTGACGCGATACCGCTCTTCGAGGATCCGGAGCATAGTCTCCGTGCTGTGGTATAGGTCCATAACCTCCTCGGCAAAATGGTCAATGTTTTCAGCGCCAATAACATAATCTTTGTAGGCGGTGTTAGCTTCTTCGAATTCGCCAGCGATGTGATTCAGCTGAGTTGAGCCAAGGTTCTGACTTACGAAAATTGTCTTCGGGAAGCTGAAGCTGAATTTGCTCAGGAAACCTCCGATCATAGCCGTTCCTCCATCTTGCCAATCAGCCCAAGCACAGCATGTTTGTATTTCTCCCGGGCTTCCGGATCCTCGACATCTCCCAGGGATCCAAGTAGATCACCAAATACCTTCCCGAGCAATTCAAACTGCATCCTAAATTTTCGATCAGCCGGGCTCTGCGGCTTTTCGGCTTTAGCTTCAAGCTCCCGGGTTTTTGCCCGCAGCGCCTCGAGTTCGCGTTCAACTTCCTCCGGCACTTTCTCAATGATCTCGCTGGCCGTTGTAACTTCAACCGGCTCCTTTAGCTGACGTTCAAGGTCCTCAATCTTTTTAAGAGAGTTAGCCAGCTCCCCTTCAGCCTGTTCAAGTTGCTCCTGAAGGAAAGTTGTCTGATTCGTATTTCCGGAAGCTTTGGCATCTTCAAGCTCTTTTTTAAGACGTTTAGCGGTTTCGTAATGCTCATGGTTTGTTTTCTCGAGCCTGTCATAACTCGCGGATAAGGTTTCTTTTGTCTGTCGCTCCTTTTGGAGGGTCTCACTGATTTGAGCGTTAACTTCTCTCGTGTTATCAAGCCGCTTTTCAATTTCTACCTTTTCCTTAATGGCCTGGTCCCGGTCTTTAATCGCCTGCTGCAACTCCCGGGTGGTCATGCTGTCCAGATCGTTCTCCTCGACAAACTGTTCCCGTTCTTCAGCCGGGATCCCCAGCAGGGCAACCGCCTGGGTGTAGCTCAAATTCCCAAGCGCTTGGGATTTTGGTTCTGCCCCGAAAATAGAGATTTGATCAGCTCCGTATTCCTGGAATATTTTCATTAGATTGTTGGCGGTGCTTTGGCTGTAGTCCACAGACTTTTCCAGCCAGATCCCCCATTCGCCGTGGGGAATCATTGTTTTGGCTTCAACCAGCCGGCGGCCGATTTCGATTGAGCTGGACAGCAGTATCCTCTTTGCCTGGTCCTTGATGCTGTTTATCTCGATCGCTATGGTGGCTGGGGTGCGCGTTGCTATTTCACCGTAGGTTGCCGCAAGTTCACTCATGCTCTTTCCTCCTTACGCTGGGATCTTAACTCTTGATTTGGGCTTTTTCTTGGTCAGCTTCTGAGCCTTGAAGGCTTCGACAAACTCCCATACATCCGCAGTGGGTTGCTGTTTATTGCTATGTCCTTGGATCTGCACGATATGGTCCCCTCTGACTTCTACCGTAAAAAAAGGCTTGTCAGGTTCTGAAGCTTTGCGGATAAACAAGATAGTACATTCTCCATTGGCGTGTCTTCGCGCATATCCACCGACACAATGGTTCAGTGCTTTACCCTCTTCGATCAATTCATCAGCGGTGGCCGCGGCCCGGATGAGCAGGCCTTTATATTTAAACCGATAATTTTTTAGCTTGGCATTCCTCTCTGCGACCTGGCGTTTCAGCTCTTCATCCGCCTTGATTTGTATCTGTTTGATTGTGTTCTGATGAGCATTCCAGGCACTTTTCGGGAATAGCACCTGCTCTGAGGTCACATCCATCTCTAGTTTTATGGCATCCGATATGTAGTCCCGCCAGGTAATGAGGACACTGGCTTTTTGGTAATATTGCTTTTTGTCCTTTTTGTACTGCTTGGTCATATAAGCTAGGATTTTCTTTGCCGGAGCGTAAACTGTCAGCTTTACAAAGTCCTTGAAATAATGGCCATAGCCAGAATCCCAAGCTTCAATTTCCAAAGCATCGTCCAAACTCAACCCCCATCCCAGCTTCCGGGAGGTCTGCAGGATGTGAAGTAAGAAAAAGCTGACATGCAGTTTCCGCTTCCGGATCTCGTTGAACTCCTGCTTGCTGAGTTTCAGGACCTTCAGCAGCGTCTTCCCCCGCCAGTTGATCGCCCCCATGGTGTTGTAGCCTCTCAGCTTAGCCTCTACCAGGTCAGTCATGCCCAATTTAGTCAGATACTCGATACAGGGCGATTTGGCGTACAAGGCAAAGAATCTGGTCATATCCTCGTGGTTGTATTCCTCCCAGGTACTGTACTGGAATGGAGTGCTCTGAACGAGCTTTTTGATTCTGTCTCGGGTGTAGGTCGATGGAATATTTGCAATGTGGCCTTGATTAAAGATTGAGTACACTGATCTGCACTTCTCCCACCGGCCTACCATGCAGTAATCTTTTTCTTCGGAGTAATATACCGACCGCTTAATCATCCTCGGCTTACCCGGCTCGAAGACGTACATGGCAGCAGTCTCGAACTGGATTTCAACCCGGTAATAATTGCCCCGGTAGTCCCGGACTGCGTAAACCCCTGTGGCGACTATGGTGTTCGGGTCTACTCCGGACCGGTCGTACCAGACAAAGTAGGCTTCGTCGATCAGCCTTTTACGGCTTATCCCGCTGGACCGTACCAGGCAGCTGCTCCCACACTCCGGACAATTGACTCTATCGTTATGCTTTAGCTTTTCAGTTTTGAACTCCTTTTGGCAGTGGGTACAGTAACCATACTGCTGCTTCCCCTGGCGTCTGGTGAAGATGTACCGCGACCAGGAAAAGGCAACGTCCCTGGCGTAATCCACCATGGCCTGGCTGACCTTGGGAGGGAAGTGGGCTAGGAAGTCTTTATCAGGTAGGTCATTCATCCGATCCACCGCCTTTTGGATTCGGGCACCATCCCGGGGCCTTCATGCTGAATTGCACCCGAGGCGCTAAACTCTTGAGCTTTCTTTTGCCCTTTGCCTGGCAAAACACTTCGGTAACGGGCATTCTTTGCTCGAATAAAACCTTGTCGCAGTCCTCACATCGGTTCATTCCCTCGCACCCCCTACAGCCCGAAGTCTTCGAGTTTAACATCAAACTCAACTGCAGGTTTCGGTACTGGTGCGGCCGGCACTTGAACATCTGCAGCGGCCTCAATCCCAAAGTATTTCAGCACAACCCCGAATCCTTCGGCATCCGTCAGTACAGCGCAATTCCCGACCTTCTTCTTACTAGCCTCCGTCTTCATCGCATCAAGGCTCTTGGCGATAGTCTTGTCGGCAACCAGAATTTTCTCGGCGTCCTGATGGTTTTTACCCAGGTGCTGCACTAAGAAGGCACCCACTACTTGCACATAGGGATTTTTACTCGAGTCCATCTCGGCTTTTAGCTTATCTAACGCTCTTTGCACCAATATCACTCCCTAATCTCTACTTCAAGGCGCTGTACCCCGAACTTCAACGCATCTTTCCTGTTTTCGAAAAACAAGTCCAGCTTGTCCCCCTTGATAGCCCCGCCCCGATCCTCGACAATGTACTCATGCCCCAGTGCCGGAATGTAAAGCTTAGTCCCTAATGGGATCTCGGAAGGGGCTGCAATCGTAACCCCTTCCCGAGCCCGTCTCCCGCTGGCTGTAATCCCTTTACCATTCATCCCCGGATCATGCGGAGTGTACGCTGATACCCTCATTACCCTGCGCTCTGCCCGCACCTCTGACTCTCCCCTGCTAACCGTAGTCGCTGGCACTACGGGCCCATGTACGGCTGGCGGAGGCTCAGCCGTGTGCGAGGTCTTTGGTATTGCTATTCTCAACGAGCACAGCGTCAGGAATAGCAAGATGATCAAAAACCGGGCCACAGTGTTCTCCTTTCAGCTTTGCGCGTCTCTCAACATAGCCGCAGGTGAGCTCGAAAGGGCAGTTGTCGCGAGTATCAGCAGTACAGCCTCCGCAGGCCTTAAGGTGGTCGAAGAATTCGGGGAACAGCAGTCTGAGGAATGTCATCTTAAGCAACCAGTGCGGCCAATAGGCCAGCTTCGATTTGCTTGATGATCTCAAGATCCCGCTTGTGTAAAAATACATCAGCCGGAGAAGCAGAGGTATCGATTGCGTTCTGGTGAGCCTCGCGAATAGATTCAAAGTGTTCCTTGATCCTGCTGGCCTGGTCGAACTTATGCCTATTTGACACGATTATCTCCACACAATTGAGCAGTTCAAGGGCCAGTTCTTCCCTGGCAGTGGTGGGTCTAATCTGTACGGGCTTTTCAATCATAACGCTAGCCTTTGGCAGCTCTGGCTCTGGCTCCGTGTCGAAAAATTGCTCAAGAGTTTCGGTAGTAACAGATTCAGCTGTTTTCGTTACGCTTTCTGCAGTCTCGGGTACACTTTCCGCAGTTTTAGGTACGGTTCCGGTGGTTTCGGTAACAGCTTCAGTCTCGATGGGAGCAGCCGCTGTTTTTTTCTGCCTTTTGGCCTTCGCATCTGCAGTCAGTTTTTTGTGCCAGGCATGGGCGGTTGAAACAGCAACGTCATACTTCTTAGCTAAATTGGCAACTGTTCCAATATCCAGGAATTGTTCAATGGTCGTTATCTCAGCTCTCATTTTGTCTGCTTTTAGCTTGCCAGCAGCAAGCGATTCGCCAGTTACATGCCTCATAACGTTTTCTTCCTCCCTTTTCACGACTCGTTTTTCCAGTTCTTTGCGGTACAGGTGAGCATCTCCATGATCAACGCCATACCGCATGGCAACGTATGCTGTACTGCCGACAGCGTCAAACTGTTCAAGCGTTTGAATTTCTTCTTTCATGCTCCGTATCAAATCAACTCGTGACATGGCTTTCTCGCCTCCAGTTTCGGGACTCTTCCAGCCTATCAACAGACACATACCCAGTCGCGATATCAACTTGGATTAGCGGCCTGTCAAACTGGCCGGATCGCTTATTAAGCTCCTTGTCGCGGTAATTTGTCTGCTTCAGCACCCTGTTCCCGGGTATTGCGTCCACAACCTTGTACATATTTCACTCCTTACCAGTCAATCAATTCATCCAGCAATTCCGTTAATCTGGCCCTATGCGGTATCAGATATCGTTCCCGGTCCCTGTCATAGGCTCTCTGGTCTGGCCATGCCGCATCTCCAATCACTGGCCGGATCACATAGCCGCCTGATCCCTTTTCAAGCTTGGTACCCTGGCAGCGGAAGCCGTGCAGCGTTCCACTTAGAATCGGGTCTTTCCGGTGAGATATGGCCAGCAGCTGGGCCCATAGCCCACCATCGTGGTAAAGCCTGTCCAGATCAGGACGCGGGTCGCTGAATTCAATCCCCAGATCTACTACCTTTGCCCCGAAGGTTCGGGTCGGCTCTATGTGGCTTTCCAATTGTGGGCCTCCGGGAGCAAACAGCCCGCCATGATTTGGGTTATTCATGTACTGAGCCTTCCATAAGATCGTTTATAGTAGCGACTGCAACTGGCTCTCCGGAGATATCCAGCCCACAACCAGGGCAGAACCAGGGGGTATTATACTCGCTGCTGGAATAGCTTTTCTTTCCGCAAACAGGGCAAAATTTTTCTACCATATTTCACCTCGCAAATCTTCCGAATAAACGTGATGTCGCTATGATTCAGACTTATTAATTCTCCGTTTCTGCCCCTCCGGGCAAACAGCACTGGCCCGACAATCATTTCACCCTGGTAAACAAAATTCAGGTCCATGCCCGCCAGCTTTCCTTCCCCATTGCAGATCAACAAGATACCAGAACCTAGTGACACTATCTCAATAGGGCCATCAACAACGTCCTGAAGCGATTTTAAATCATTTGGGATAACTCTAGGTTCGGCTGGCTTACCGGGTTGTTTTGAAAAGACTTTTAGTGGTATCATCTCGGCACCCCCTTCTTGGGCTTAGGCGTGAAAACTGTCTCTGTGGAGTCAATCCCGGCCTTGCAGGCAGCCCATACCCCTGTTTTGTCCTTCCACCATCTGGCCTGACATCGTGGGCACCGGCCCGCCGTGCGCCGGCCGGCGAAGACTACAGCTTGTCCGCAAAAGCATGATGCCTGCATTTGCTGTCACCCGCCTTGTATCTTCTTGCCCTCAACTTCCCGTAGACTTGATTCCAGGTGACTCCGAAGGTATCTGCTATTTCCTCGATCGTTTTCCCCCGGGCTCTCATTGCTCTCATGTCCTTGAGTTCCGTCTCTGTGATCCGGCGCCTTACTTCATCCGGATGCTCGGCCTGAAGCTTTTCAAAGGCCAGTTCTGCCGGGCAACCGGTAAAGATCGAGACGGTTAGAGCGTGGTAGTTGATCTGCGTTTCAAATAAGCACCCCATCTTAGTGCTCCAGGGCTTTTGCTAAAATCCGCTGAAATTTGAGGTAGACCCGGAATTCCTTGACCGTCCCGGAAAAGCTCAAAAAAGGTTTCATAGTTATCCCCTTCCCGTGGTATAATGTTAGTAAGTAGTTTTGTTTCGGCCGTTTAGTGGTGTCAGCCACTAGCGGCTTTTTGTTTTGCCTGCTTTCCGCATGGCATCACTCCTTTCTCAGCCCCTCCTCAAACTCGGCTATCTCCCGGTCCACCGCCTGATAATCCTCGGCTGTTGGCTCCCAAGGCTGGTCGGGTGTTTGTGCAGGCTCCCTGGTGATATCTACTCCGCAGCCAGGGCAGATCCATGGGCTAAGGGTGTCTGCTGAGAAGCTTCGCGTGGCGCAGTGCTTACAGCGTTTTTCGAGCATCTATTTCCCTCCTTTTACCTAATCACCCCGCCAGAGCGGAAATACTCTGCCCAGCGGGCCTTGAGCCTTTTCTCACGCTGCCTGGCACGGTAGCGCTGGATCAGCTGTTGCATTGCGTCACCTCCTCCCTGATACCAAAGCCCCTGGTTTGTGACCTGGGGCTGTTTTTATGTAGTGATTTGACAAGTAAAAGTTGCGTTTACGAAACTTTTTGGCCGCGAAAAACCTCCGTAGAGATTTCCAAATCATCACATATGGTTTCAATTTCGGAATAAGTAAACTCAAGGGTGCCATTAATTTTCTGATTAATGGTAACTGGGCTTAAATTCAAGAGTTCCGCAAGGTATTTTTGCTTAATATCACGCTCAACTAGAATGCTTTTGAACTTCTTATATGGGTAATGTTTCAATGCCCTTCTATTTTTAGTATGCATCTTATCACCTCCGCCTTTGTTGCGATGTCGAAACTTTAATTTAAGTATAAATTTGGCTCGTTGCGTTGTCAACAACTTTTTTACGACAATAGACATAAAATAGTTGCAACTGCGTAATATTATAGGTTATAATCAATTAAAATATATTTTAATCGAGGGGTTGACCAATGAAGGAACAATTTGGAGATCGGTTATTTAGACTTCGTAAAGAGAATGACATGACGATAGAAGAATTCGCGCATGAGATGAACAAGAAATTCCCGAATTCAAAGCCACTAAGCAAGCCAATGGTTTCAAAGTATGAAAATAACATCCATAGGCCTCAGAGCTTTTCACTTGTAGAAGAGATCGCCGAGTTCTATGGCGTTACGACAGATTTCTTAATGTGCCGGACAAGAGATAAATATGAAAAGGTTGACAAAATGCCTTCCTTTAAACGAATCCCAATCCTTGGCGTAATTGCTGCTGACATTCCTATTCTGGCCCAAGAAAATGTTGAAGGTCACGATTTTATTCCAGAGAACATGCCGGCAGATTTTTGCCTCCGTGTAAAAGGCGATTCCATGATGAACGCTCGGATCCTCGATGGTGACCTCGTATATATACACCAGCAGCCCGACGTCGAGAATGGGGAAATTGCTGCTGTTTTGATAGATGGAGAGAATGCTACCCTAAAACGGGTTTACAAAGGGGATGGCACAATTACCTTACATGCCGAAAACCCGAACCACAAAGATTTGGTTTTTGCCAAGAAGGATATGAAACAAATATCCATTATTGGAAAAGCAATAAGATTTAGCAGCGAGGTGCGATAGTAAATGGCAAGCATTCGAAAACGGGCAGATGGAACCTGGCAAGCCACGGTTTATGTTGGGAGGGATGAAAACGGTAAGAAGATCAACAAATACGTGACCAAGCACAGCGAAAAGGAAATTAAAAAAGCAGTGCGTGAGTTAGAGCAATTGATTGAAGAAGGAACTTTAACCAACGTTGATAATCATCGAATCTCCGAATGGATCAAAACCTGGCTCGAAATTCACAAAAACAAATATAGCCCAAGTACTTATGTTTTGTACTTGAGCTATCACAAAAATTACTATGAGCCCTTTTTTAAGCGAATGAAATTCAAAGACTTAAGAGAAATGCATCTTAAGAAGCTGATGAACGATTTACTGGCTAAACAATCAGCAACGAGTGTAAGACGAATTATGTCTTGCCTAAGACCGATTTTCTATGATGCGCTAAAAAAGAGGTCCCCATTCAATGATCTTAAGCTCCCCAAAGCAGAAAAAGTTGATTATTCAACTGTGCCAAAAAATGAAGAAGCATTTAAAAAGATTCTCGATGCCGTCAATGGCACCAGGGATGAGCCTATTATCCTTCTGGCAGCCTGGTGTGGATTGCGGCGCGAGGAAATATTTGCCTTAAAGTGGAACGATTTGGACTTTGAAAACAGCACGATTCGAGTGGATGAAGCTTATGTAATTAACGATCAGGGCAAATATGAGCTCAAAAAGACCAAGTCAGAAAACGGACTAAGAGATGTGGCAACAGCGCCTTATCTGATGAACCTATTAAAACAGGTCAACCCGGATTGGTTTACGCTCCGTAAGAAAAAGAAGAAAAAAGAGTCTCAGTCTCAGGTAGTTCAAATTACTGATAAGAAGGATAAGGCAGATAAATTTATCTTCCCTATGCGCCCTGACAGTTATTCCAGTTACCTCGCCGAACTGGTTAGAGAAAAAAAAATACCGAAGACCCGTTTGCACTTTCTTCGGCATTATCATGCGACTTGGCTGTATGAAAATGATGTGCTAGATCATTTAGCAGCCGAGCGCCTAGGACACGATATTAGAGTTTTAAAAGAGACATATCAGCACCTTGGAGTTGAAAAGAAAGAGAAAATTAACAAAAGGATTGTTGAGCTCCAGCAAAAACAGATACAATAGGGTATTGATTTAGACCATGAGATTTCATGGTCTTTTATTTTTGGTTGGCATTTGGTCGGCATATTAATTTTCCTTTGCCGACCATAAATCTCAAGATCCGCATGAATACTGGTCGGAGCGACACGACTTGAACGTGCGGCCTCTACCACCCCAAGGTAATTTGTTTCGACGCAAGCAACTTTACCGGAAGGCCGTTAATGTCCCATGTCTGCTATCTGTTTGCATTAGCCAATAAAGTTGCGCTGTCGCAAATATTAGGCGATGATTTAATTACTTTAAAGCGGTGCAAATCATTTGGTCGGCATTTTGGTTGGCATGTACATCTGTGAGACCCGCTCCATAAGCGCTTTCTATATTCAATCCCTCCATTAAGTACATTAACCGTTCATACTCAATAAACAACAATCGTTCTGGGCCAAGAGCATCCATTATTAACCGCCCAAGCCTTCGAAGCTTAGATTCCATTTGCCCGTATTCAGGAATAGTAGTGACGCTATCATTGGTTAGCATAAAAATCCGTTCGTGTTGCATGTCTTCAGTAACTGTCATTACAAACCACATCTCCTTATTCTACTTTTGTATCTCAAGAAAATTTTACCCCTTGTCGTAATAACAAATATCTGGAATAATTGAATTACAAAGCTGCTCTTCGGAGTTGTTTTGTGTCGGGGAAGTCCGAGTCTCTTGCTGGGGAGCGGACTTCCTTCTTTATTTACGCCTACTTGCCGGCTTCTTTTTAACTCCCGGCCTCTCCACCTTCTCCACCCCCAATTCACCATCCCTCATACCAACCAAGTACCGTTCACCCTGGTACTGAAACATTTCACCCGGGTGCAGGCCTGATTCGCTGAGATCCTCCATATTAACCTTTCGCCTTTGCCATGTCACGCCATCGTCCCGGCTCACCTTTAGTTCAGTTACCCTGCTTTCCTCTTCCACCGTGCTACACCACCCTTCCTAGTTGCCGATAATTATTCAGCAGCTCGTCCAACTGCTGGCTGACCTTTACCACTGACGGATCTGTCAGGCCGAGTGCATTGCTTAGGTCTTGCATCCTCTTACGCTTCTTCTCGATTTTAATTCGCAATCTGATCCTTCCCACAAAAATCACTCCTTACAAACTTATGTTCGTATTATAGAACATAAGTTTGTATAAGTAAGGGGAAATTTGTCGAAGTGCCTAATTATTTTCCATCATCAAGTAAGTCGTTAATTTTAGCTTCAAGTGCGTTTGCAATCTTGACTAACGTTTTCAGGCGTGGACATTGACCACCCTCAATTTTCTTAAGATACCTTAAACTTATATCGGCCCTTTCTGCTAATTCTTTTTGCGTCAGGTTTTTGGCCTGGCGCAATTTTATTATGTTCTTGCCCGTTATCATTATGTTGCTCCAAGATGTCTATATTCAGGATACTCGCAAACCTTTGTCGAAGTAAGGTGAAAAAAGTCTACAGTTAAGGTGTCTTTCTGCGACAAATTATGCCTGTACGGGCATTGAAAGAAAGTAAAAAAATGCCATGATTAAGCTATTATTAATTCGTTAATTATAGGTGGTTTCGGTGAATCGTATTAAAGAACTACTCGAACAATACAACTGGACACAAGAAGAGCTTTCCTTTCGCTCTCAAGTCTCTCAACCTCAGATAAACCGTATTGCAAATGAACGCACAGGCACAGGCAACCTACAGTTAAGAACCGCCGCAAGAATAGCTAAGGCATTCAAAAAGCCGGTAGAATATGTCTTTCCGGATTACTTTAAGAATTAGAGGATTTGCACCGTTGTTTGTGGAATATATTTCCTGGTGATGTGAATGAATCGTTTACAGGAAATAATGGATAAGAACGGTTGGAAGCAAAAAGACTTAGCCCGAATGACAGGCATAAGCCAAGGTGATATAAGTCGGATCATTAACGAACAGGTTAAGGTTTACCTTGAAACCGCACAGAAAATATCCAAAGCCACCGGATATCCAACTGATTATATCTGGCCCATCAAATAGATGGGCTTTTATTTTGAGTAAAAATATGGGGACTATGCATATTATGGCCTACGGGACATAAGAATTACAACAATCAAAATCTCCCACACGAGTGAACGAAGGAGAGGTGACAATCAGTGGGTAAGGGTCCCACGTTTGGTGACATACTCCGCCACAAGCTGAACAACTTCACAGTCCAGGGTAGGCTTCTAAACACCTTTGAAGCATTAAACTTCGAAACCAAATACAATCAGACCCCGCTAATCATCGAAAAGAGGAAAACAGACTACGGTTGGTTCTTCGCCCTTACTCTACCAGCCGGGATCAGTGCCAAGGACGTCGAAGGCAAGTTAAATTATTTTGAAGAACAGACTGGTGGAACCATAGAACTCAGACACAAGGGCAAAACCATATGGATGGACGTCTGTACCTACGAACACCCCGACAAAATCCCCTTTGCCTTTAACCCGGCAGACCACGGCAAGATGTTCGCCCCGCTACCTATCGGTCACAACGCCAAAGGCAAAACCGTGGTGATTGATCTGGGCGATGGGATCTACCACATCCTTTGCGTGGGAACTGTCGGCGGCGGTAAGTCAAACATCATCCACCAATGGGCATGGAGTAGTATCCAGGCAGGCTATGCGACCTTTATCATCAACACAGCGAAGCGGGAACACGACTACCTTAAGAATCATGCCATTGTGGCCCAGGATAAAGTGACTGCCCGGAAGTTGCTCCAGCAGCTCAACGAGGAAATGGACCGCCGGCAGTTGGAACTGGAGAAATATGAAGCGGTCAAAATTCAGGAATATCCCCACCCTGAGAACATGCCGGTTATCTGCGTCATTCTGGATGAACTGGCGGACTTTCAGGACCAGGAAGGAATCGAAGCACTGCACCGACTCCTGTTCTTGGGCCGCAGTTCCGGACTCTTTGTCCTAGCAGCCACCCAGCGAAGCAGCTCAAAGCTATTCAAGAGCGAATCCTTCACCGAAATGCGCCATCTATTCAATGGGCGCCTATGCTTCAAGGTAAACGACCGATTCACCTCAGACATGGCCCTTGGTAACGATTTGGCCTGCAACCTCCCCACCAAGGCCGACGGAACCCCCGTAGCAGGTCTGGCGGTATGGCAGCACGGCGCCAGCCAAATAGTCAAGACAATGTTCTTCGACATCAAACAGGCAAGGCGGGAAGTTGCAAACCTCCCTCAATCGAAAGGAGTGATTAACATTGAACGCCCCGAATTTAAGCGGGCTTAACCTGGTCCGCTATGGAGCTGAAAGAGACAAACGGATCCTTGACGCCATTGCCCGCCACAAGGCCCTTACGACTGAGCAAATAGCTACCCTATACTTCCCCTTCCCTACCGGACTCCGCAAGGCACAGGCAAGGCTCTCGTCACTGGTAGGCCGCAAGAAGCTCAAGGCCCCAGTTCGGTTCAGTATCCACAGCACCAGCATCTATTACGACGGCAAACAACCCGCCCAGTTGGAACACCTGGTAGATGTTAACTGGCACTATGTATGGTTCGAGAAACAGCTTACCACAGGCCAGAGGATTTACCTTTGGGAACGCCACAAAGACTTTGGCATACTCGAATGCGACGCCCTGGTGGGTATCCAAAGTAAGCTGGCAAATGAAATCTGGTGGTACTTCATCGAGATGGAACGGGAAACAGATCATGGCGAGTTTGACAAGATAAGGAAATACAACAAGCTCTTCGAGAGTCAGGAAACCACCCTTGGCGGTCACTGGTGGTGGAGGCATGTTGGCAGGTTCCCCAAGGTGATAATAACTTGCCTAACGGAAAACTACCGACAGAAGGTCCTCCGCCACATCCATGAGGAAAACTGGAGCAATTTACGCTTCGAGGTCAAACTACTGTCTGAAATAATCAAGGAGGCGAAGACATAATGTCAGGATTGTTCAACAAGCTATTCGGCGGAGAGGGCAGCATAGTCCTGATGTTCCCGGTTCTAGCTTTGGTGAGTTGGATTTTAATTCAAGTAGCCGGCGTATTTAACCCCAAAGTGGCCCGATACACAGGCATTCTGACGGACCTATTGGGAATCAGCTTTGTAATCACCTTTGCCGTTGGCATCTTGAACAAAGTCCTGTCGTTGGGACGGTGATAGAATGAACGGAATAGTTCTGTTTACGGCCAAAATCCTGGTGGCTATTGCCGCTGTATTCATCGGCCAGACAATCTGTTATGCTATGGGCCGAAAGGCTCTGGCCAAGATGACCTTGCTTGTCGGCATACTGCTGGGCGCATCAGTGCTTTTGCAGGGCATCAATGACCTCCAGGTCTGGATAAACCAAAAGACGGCCCCGGTTAAAAACGCAGTGGAAAAGGTAGATAAATTCAACCAAAGGCTCGATAGCCTAATTGGGAAGTAACCCGTTCGCTGACTTATTCGTTGACTCAAGTCCGGGCCATTCGCTCTAACGAACGAGTGAACATCAAATTTTCTAGCTATCATACGAATTTGGCCCACAGGAAAGGGGGAGTGAGGGGAGCGACAGCGACACTGAACGTTCCGGGGGAGGGATCAAAAGCAGGAATTTGGCAATCGCTGGCGAAAATGGTAAAACTGTAAACAATTCAGAAAAAGGAGATGTAGAAACAAGTGAGTGGAGAAAAAGTTAAAAAGTCAGTCTGGAAGCGCTGGTGGTTTTGGGTTATTGTGGTGATCGCAGTTATCGCTGTAGCTGCAAATAGCAGTGGCGGATCAAAGTCCACCACATCGGAATCAACCGCCCCCAGCACAACTAAGTCAGAGCCTGCCAAACAGCCTGAAGCCAAGAAAGAACTTTCCAACCAAGGCGAAGTTTCAAGCGTTAAATTTCAAGTCACCGGCAGCTCAACAGCGCCCACATACGGCAAGAATCAATTTATGACTGCAAAGGCTTCTGGAATATTTAAAATCGTCAAGCTGACGGTCACTAATAATCAGAAGGATGCCATCACGATGGACGGAAGCCTATTTAAACTTATAGACGACAAGGGACGCGAGTTCACAGCATCAACAGAAGCGCAGAGTGCTGCAATGGCCGATAATAAAGAGGGCCTGTTCTTGAAGCAAATTAACCCGGGTCTGTCCGTATCTGGTGAAGTAGTATTCGATGTTCCGCCCGATGCCAAAGGCTTTAAACTTAAGGCCCGCGGCGGGATGACTGGCAAAGATATTGAATTAAAAGTAGATTAAGACGCAAAAAGCCCCCAGCCGATTAGGGTTGGGGGGTTACTCTTTTCGCACATTGAAAACTGTGCAGCGTTGCTTAGAGAGCTGGAGATCACTCCAGCTTTATTTTTTGTTCTCCGCATTTCTCTCCTTTTCTACTAGCACATTTACAACTACGCTTACAGTACACTTCTGCCTGTAGGCATTTTCCTTAAGCCATGCCAATAGCTCTGGCTCAAAGTAAATTGCCTCTCTTATTTTCTTGTCTTCTTTAGGTGGTCTTCCTGCCATAAAATCACACTCCCTACGCTTTACATTTTACGGCATTATAAAATATTTTGCAATACCCGAAATTACCTATTGTAAAGCATTTTAAAGCATGGTATATTATAACTACAGGATGATTAAAGGGAGGCCGAAGTCATGAAAAAGCTAACTAGAAAAAATGTCCCCACTGGCTGGAGTATTCGAACAGGACTTAATCCAGATTACTTTATCAGCGTGAAACGCTGGGCAAAAGAACGAGGAAGACAGGTAGCAGAAGCCCGTAAAACCGGGAACGTAGACGCTGCCATCAAGGCCCTGGAAGAAGGCAAACGCTACAAGAACAGTATCAAGGAAAGCCTAAAAGGTGTTGGAACAGAACATCCGTACTTCGTGTATGACTCCGAAGGAAAGTGTAGATACATTCTTGAGTGCAGAGTTACTAAGAAGTGGCAAGCATACACTGCGGAATAAGCGCAAAGCCGAGCCGGGCGGCTAATCCCGGTGTAAAGGATGAAAGGAACGAGAGGTATGTTTGAGAATTGGACCAATGACGATTTACGTTGTGCCATATGGACATATAAAAATGGATGTGCCCCTCGTGGCGGCTATCCGTTGGAATGGTACGAAAATGAATTATGTAGAAGAACAGGAAGCAAAAAAGGTTGGCACGAGTAATAAACCCCGCCTGACGATGGCCTGATGGGAGCAGGCCGAAACTCCTGGGACAAGCCTGGGAGTCGCGGGATCCCACACCGAGGGAGTCGTACATCTCCCCTTTACATATACCTGTTCTTTGACAAAAGAAAAAAGCCTCCCCCGAAGGAGAGGCCATGGTTAATACAGTTGCCTATTGATTTGTCTGCGCTGGAGTCGCGGGCGGCGAAGCGGTCTCTGTGGAGGTCGGTACGGTAGATGCGTTAGATGTAGCAATCTCAGCAGCACTGTCTACTAGACTTGCCTTCTGCCCTGCTACAATAGGTCGTTTAATAGTCTCGTGCAGCCCTGTAGCAGCCAAAGCCACCAGCACGGCGTTAATTAAAGCCAACCCTACGCCCTGCACCTGCACAACAAGCAGCATTATCAGCAGGGCCACTACAGCGGCGTAGAGCTGGATCACGAAATCCCCGAGATCCCCGTCTAAGATTGTCTTACTAACCAGACTCACCAGGTATTTAAGGAAGGACTTGCTAAACAGCACGATAAGGTACACCGCCAGCACCAACCCGGCGAACGTGGCCAGGGATCCTAAAGTAAAAAAGTCTTGTGGCATAAATAAACACTCCTTTAACAGCTCGTTAATTCGCCATTGTGTAGGAATCCGTGGTAATCTCCCGACAGAATGGATCCTGCACCGGCCTGACAAGTGTTTCCGTTTTTGTCTACATGGACATTTGGCGGCTCACCGTGTCTAACCCAGCAACGGTGGGTCTTATCCTCTGGCATAGTGCAGTTACTTGCCCTGCTATCGACATCCCAGCGATCGCCGTTAGGCAGAACTACGTGAAGATGCTTACCGTCACAATTCTCCCAGCCAGCGAAGTAACATGGCTCGTCTGGTTCGTGCATTTGGGCAAAATACATATCCCCCGGCTCTAGCTGGTCGCAACCGTTATCGAAGATTGGGAGAGTACCCGCGGATGTTCTAGCATCATCTTCCGCTACCGGAGCCCCGCAATACTTACAGTGAGTCGGCCAACTCTCTGGGTCTTTGTAAAGCTCGTCCATCTTGGCACTGGCATCTTTCATGTCAATCATAGTCGGAAAACGGAATACGTTCTCAGCTTCGTGATTGCCGCTGTAGCCTTGGCATCCTTCGCCCCAATATCGTTGTATGCGGATTTGAGTGCCAACTCGCTTTTATGAATCTGGTTTTCAAGGATCTCCACTCCTTCCTTCAAATTCCCAAGCGCTTGGGAATTTAGCCTAGCAACCTCGCCCACGTATTTGGACCCACAACCCCATCAGAGGCAAGGCCATTCTCAGCTTGGAACCGCATGACAGTCCCCCAGGTAACCGGGCCAAATAAACCGTCATCCTTCAGGCCGAGCAAATGCTGGACTCCCTGCCGAATCTGGCCCATGCCCATGCGCTGGAATAAATGGAGTAGTTGGACTAATATTAGGGGTCTGCGGTATCAACGGTTGAACTACGGGTGGAACAGCAGAGGTTGGGGAATTAGACTGGTAGCTGGAATAAATCCCTGCACCAATGATGATGTAGAATACCAGGTTGAAAAACTCCTGCCAAGTCTTGGGATCAATCACAACCCCAAGGTAACGGTTCGCAATGAAGTTGGCGAACTGATAAAGAAAGGCTATAGCCGCAGCCAGGAAAACGGGGTTTTTGAGTCGGTTTAACATGGTATCACTCTCCTTTACTTAATATGAGTTCCTTCGACTCCGCGATTCTCACGACCCATGGTACGCTTGCGAAGCCAGAGCATCGCCTCTTCGAGTTTGGTAATTGCCAAGGCATTCTCTCGGCAGGAAAACTGGGATTTTTGGAAATGCTCCAGGCGGGTAATAACCATTGCAATTAGGTCCTCGTTGCAGACGCCATTCACGCCACATTCTTTTATTGGACCTTCTTGAAAATGGATCTCTGCAAGGTTTTCGTCACCTTCAACCCGGCAAACAGAGAAGCAGTGCGGAGCGTTGTAATTCATTTCTTCGGGAGGTTCATGGTAAACCTTTGTGTATTTACTGGTTAATAGATCGTGTTTGAGTTCCATTTGTTTTTCCACCTTTCTTAATTAAAACATTTTTGCCCAAGTTAATGGGCCCACTTGACCATCGGGAATAAGTCCGTGGGCATCCTGCCAACGTCTTACTGCGCCATCAGTTACAGGCCCAAATATCCCATCATCCCTAACGCCTACAACCCTTTGAATCATCTTCACGGCGTTTCCCCTGCTTCCTATTAGGATAAGGGAACCGGGATATGGCACATGAACCACAGGAGGGGGCGCAGGGACGGCCTGGGGAGCAGGTGCGGGTGTTTGCCCTAGTGCTTCATTCAACCCTGTTGCAATGGCATCTGCAAGCTCATTCTGGAAGGAATCAGTTCTGAGGTATGAGGAATCCAGTGTACTGTCGATAAAACCCAACTCCAACAGGCAAGCCGGCATAGCGGTTTCACGCAGTACAGCAAAGTTGGCAGATTTCTTGCCCCTGTCGGGCAGTCCGTGAGCTGCGAAAACCTTGGCAACATGCGAATGAATTATGTCGCGGATCCGATCAGTCTCGGGGGAGTGTGGGCCGTCGAAGACATAGGACTCAAAACCTGTACCTCCACCGGCATTAATGTGGATTGAGCAGAAGTATTGAGCTTTTGCATTATTTGCAATAACTGCGCGAACATCGAGATCCACGAAGGAATCATCTGTATGAGTGGGGAAGGCTGAACTGTCAAGCCTGGCTAATACCTTTTTGCTTATCGCCAGGGTTAAATCTTTTTCCTGTAGGCCGTTGGCTACTGCGCCAGGGTCAGAGCCTGAATGCCCGGGGTCAATGCAGATTGACATAAAAACATCTCCTTTAATGTTTTGTTAGCACATACACCACTAGGCCGCCTGTGACGGTGGTAAGCAGAGTGACAACAGTCACCACTGACCAAGATGGACGCTTTAACGCTTCGTCTAACTTGGCTTCCAGCTTTTCAAATCGCGCGTTAAACGCATTCTGGACAGCGGTGTAAAGTCGCTCTAGTGTATCAACCTTTTCTTCTAGTCGTGCGATTTTGATTAGTTCATCACTCACCTAAACACCTACTTTCTGTAATACAAAAAGACCCCGCATAAAGCGAAGTCTTTTGTTAGGTGCAATAGCACCCTTGCCCATGGGGCTGCCCAAAGTACCAGGGACCGGCGGGCAACCGTTTGTCACCGAGGGAGCTACCCCCGGTCTAGTCCCTGGCTTGATCATTGTATCATAATCGCCGGAAGGCGGGAAGATGGAAACAAAGGCCAACCTAGTCAGCCAGTTTATGCCGCCTCCTCTCTTACGTCGATTTGCACTGGACCGAATACTCTTTTCTGTGTTCCGCTCTTGCTGAGTACAGCCTCTGCCTCAAAAAACAAGGGCTGAAAATGCCCCTTGAGCGTTGGCCTAAGCCAGACATAAAGCACATCACCATCGATGCTTGCGGTTCCGGTTTCCTTGGTTCCGTCTGGTTTAATCCAGGTGTAAGTAGCATTCAGCAATATGAAGGTTTCGTCCGGATATTCACTTGTCATACTGACTCTAATCTCAGCCGGTTTGTAATCGCCGACATAGAATATCATTTCGCCAATCACCTCCCATTTAAGCTTGTCTGGCAGTTCTGTCCACTGCAATTTGTCCGGCATCTCAACCCATTTGAATACCGGGGATTTGTGGTCTTTGGTGCTGAGCGTGGGAGCGTAAGCCCTGCCGGTACTCGTCGCCGCGGGAACCTTGACCGTCACAACCAACCTTGGTGGTATTGCCCGCCCCGTAGATGTCGCCGCAGGGATCACGCTGACCTGAAGCGTTACAATGGGCGCTACTGCCCTGCCTGTGCTGGTTGCCGCTAGTACTGCCACAATCCGAATAGCTGTTGGGGCTTTAGCCTGTCCCGTGCTGGTGGCCACGGGTATTTTGACAACCCCTACTGGCACTGGGACATAAGCCCGCCCTGTCGAAGTCGCCACGGGGACTGTAACGGGGGATATTACCTTGGGTGCAAATGCTCGGCCTGCGGAGGTAGCGACAGGGACCATTACGGACTTGGCGGCTGTCGGAGCATATGCTTGGCCTGTGGATGCAGCTGGTGGTATCACCAGGGGGGACGTGGTGCGGTCGAGGGTCGTTGTGTCGTAGGTTAAAGAGTCGTAGACGGCTTGGGTTGAGCTTGGAGTCCCTGTTCCTCCCCAGGTTGGCTCTGTAGCCGCATCCGAATACTGCACAGTATAGAGTGATCCCAAATACCCTTCTGCCCCCATAGCCTGTTCAACATAGAAGTATTGAGGTTGAGCAAAGGCTGAAGCATAAGGGATGTTTGTCGCCACTGGTGTTTGAAAATCATCAACATACAGGTCATAACCAGAAGTGTGACACTTTGCCTTAAAACTGTAGTAAGTACCTACAACATAAGCCTTGATTGTGGTTAATGCTGCACCATTGTAATACTTCAAATTTCCATCAGAATCAAAGACAACACCAGCTAAAATACCGCCAGTGTTATCTTTATCAATCCGAAAAGGAATGAATCGTTTATTAGTTTGTTCTGCCCTAGCAGAAGAATAAAAGGTGTTTTCAACATTTGGGGTATTTATTAGCTTTCTAACTTTAAGTTGATGCGTAGAATCAGTTTTAGCACAAATAGCAACGGGCATTATATCGGATACATAATAGTGTGGAGGACTTTGTGCTGCCAGGGTAGCATCTTTCATAGTTCGTTTTCGAAAATAAGTTGTTTCACTTTTCCAAGTCCCCGGTGAATACTCCCCATACCCAGAATCGAACACCCAACCTTCAGCCACAAGATCATCGTTGCGGTGTGTGGTAATTACAGGGTCTAGTAATCTAGATAATGGTGCATCATAAGTTACCAGCGACATGTGAGATAAAGCTGTTTCTCCTGGCTGAACTGACTGGCTGATATTTTGAGTAAAATAAAAATATGTCTTTCCATCTTTTTCTGTTACGGTTACATCTCCTACTTGGGATAAATCACCCGTACCATAACCATAGGGGAAAGGTTTATGAAACAGCCAAGAATGCCAACTATATGGTCCAAGTATATTATCGGCAGTCCATAAACCTAATGTTGAACCGGCAGTATTTCCGGGTTTCCATCCGTGACTAAAGAGACAATACTTCTCATTGATTTTATACATTTCTGGGCCACCAAAAGATTGCCCACTAGCCGTTGATAATATTGGATTCCCGCTATACTTAGTTAATTGTGTTAACGATGGGCCAGAAGCGATACCTGTTGTCCAGTTGTTATTTGGGCTACTAGCTTCATAAAGAACGTACCATGTACTATTTTCATAATAAATGTGAACATTTCCTGCTGCATTTGTATCCCACGAACCCGTAGAACCTGGGGAAATTACATTCTTTTGTATTAATGTAAACGTGCCTGGGTTTCCGCTTGGACTTCTCCAGTAATCGAATCCTCCACCAGGTCTTGTAGGGTCATAGAAAGGAGTAACAAGCATGTGAACGGTGCCGTTATCTTCTCTATATATACCAGGACGCTGTGCCCCATCTGTTGGGTGTACAACTTCACCTTCAAGAGTCCAGGTGAATCCATCAACTGAGGAAAAAAGGCTTATCCATTCATCAACCCATACATTGTAAGGTGCTCCATAGGGGCCACCACCGTTGGCGTTATAAAGTATGCCATCTCCCCATTGTTTAAACTTTCCTGCGGTGGCATCCCATTTTATATTAGGTTCCCCACAATTTATTCGAGCATCATATAATTCAGGATAATATCTTAATCCATCTACATTAATGTTTAATAGTGTCTCGTCTGTACTCTCGGTCGAGTAGCCGCTTATAGCATAATCAATAAAAATACTAATCTGACCACCGGCGGGCATGGAAGGTATTAAAACAATGAAATCCGCTGAGACACCGGAAGCCACATTGAGCCTTCTGTGTTTTAATGGAGTGATTCCGTCCTGTGCATAAAATCTAACACAAAAGAAATTGTCATCTATATTGTTTCCAAGATAAATATGTTGAATGGAATCATTAGTACCACCAGATGAATCAACTCCGGTTGCCTTATGCAACCGGAGTTTTCCCATCTGAAAGTTTGTTTTTGATCCATTACTTATGACTGTTTTTGTCTTTCTTAAAAATGACATAAATATCACCTACAATTCCATTAATTTCCTCCCTTACTTAACTTGATAAACATCAATGGTCATATCCGAGTTGCCATAATTCTTAGATGTATCATTTGTGTCATAAATCGGATCTCCAACAATAATATAATCTGACGAACTTTGGTTACGCAAATCACTTGTTATTGTTGCTACCACAGAACCTATAGTCACTGTGTAATTATTCGATACATCTTTTGCTACTTTAAATCGTGTTGGAAGTGTAATGACTGTTGGGTACGCACCCCAATTCACCCAGGTACTTGTTCCTGGAGCCCATTGTTTCAATGTGCCAGTAGCATTAATTTTTCCAATAGAAGCCTCATAGTTTGATCCATTTTTACGAATCAGGAGCATTATCTTCCTAGCACCAGAATTTTGGTTGTAGGTATCTCCATTTGTTGGAGCCACTGTATTATCTCGAATTGATATTGCATAACAATCTCTAAGATCCGTAGAACTAAATGCAGAAATATCAATATCAACAAGATATGCTCCCGATACAAGACCACTCGATAAATTAGTAAGCTCCATGTATTCTGTAGTACCATTTTTAACATTAGAATTTAACCTAAATGTACTAGCGGCAGTTTGGGTAATATAGGCAGGATATGATACATTTTCGCTACCAATCAATGCTGTCATATTGCCACCAGTGAGCGAAACGACTGTGCCAGCTGTAAGATTGGCCGATGGCATTTCGCTAACTTGAGCAGAATCAGCCGATTCCGTACTACCCACCACTCTTGTAGCGGTGTAATAATACGTTGTACCGTTAGTTAAGCTAGGATCTACCTTAGACGTTCCTGTTAGACCACTATAAAGCAATGAGCCTTTAACTCCTGCTGTAAGAGACCTGTAAATATTAACCGTTTCCCCAGTTCCCAAGGCGCTCCAAGACAGGGTGTTTTGAGCGTTCCCGGGGGTAACGGCGAACCCGGTTACTACAGGCACAGCAGGTGTGGAAATCGCCGCTCCTGCACTCCAGTTCCCAGCCTGCGAAGTAATGCCGTCACCGCTTAACTGAGTCACTTGCACCTTAACTGTATAGGCCGCGCTGTACGCCATGCTCAACGGACTTAGGCTGGCTGAGTAGTTTCCATTGACATCCAGAGTCGGACTGACAAGGTCTATGTACCGCCCTGCTGTAACAGCCGCAGCTTCGTCTGCATCTGCAGCCAACATGCACACAAACCTGAGTTTTGTAACGGTGCCTTGGGTGGCCCTTCCAGAAACAACCCCGGCAACATTCATACTTCCCTGCCCGGCTAACATAGCTACATTAGATACATTGACAGTCGCCGCAGGAACCGAGAGGTTGACGACAACTGCTGTTGTACTAGTAACGGTGGACGCACCCTGCGACAATCTAATCTTATGGGCATAGCTGCCGGGTGCTTGCCCTGCTACCGTGACTCTCCAAGCAGCTCCTGCTGCTACTGGCGTTACGGTCGTCCAAGCCCCTCCTGACACAAGCTGCTGTTCAATTGTTACCGGATTTGCACTGCCATCGTTTTGATACGCAAACTGTACAATCCAACCACCACCAGTTACGGAACTGGCAACCAGCGCAGGTTGGGCAGTGAACCCAAGCGTGCCCGCTGCTGGGGCAGAGCTTCCTGCGGTTTGATTCCATGTGTCTACCCGGTCGCTAACATAAAAGGTCGGGGGGTTGGTGCCATCGTTTACAATGGCGAGGTCATAGTCTGGGGCGTTGGCAGCGGTTAGGCTCAAGCTTGAGGCAACCCGCAGGACGTCTGATTTATTGGTGGCCATGGACTGTACGGCGGCCAGGATGTCGTTCAGGGTTGCGGCCCTCACTACCCCGCCCAGGCTATAATACTGCAGGCTGTTGACCGTTTTACCCGCGTCTGTGGCGTTACAGATGACTCTGCGGAGTTCAGGGTCGTAGTAAAACTGCCCTGCCGCAGGGGTACCTGTGGTGTCTCGCGTAAAGGTGGCTCCTGCAGCCGTCATGGCCATTACTCCAGCCGATGCGTCGTGTTCATCCATCAGGAGGATTATGCCGCCTGAGGGGATGGCAAATGTACCGTTTCGGTGATTGGCATCTACTTCGTCTACTAATACAGCCGTGGTTCTTCCCGGAATGCGGGGCACCATGGCTAGAATTGTATTATAGAGTCCCAATGTCTACACCCCCTTAAGCTGCGGTATGGGTAAATATCCCCGCGGCATCCCATTGTAGGATATTCAGGGTTGTGTCAACCCCGAAGTCGATGAAGCAGATTAGTGGGCTGGTGGCATCGTTGCCGGTATCTTGGTAGACGATTGCCCGGGCTGCAGTAATCGGGGAGGGTAAGCTCTGGTCGTCGGCGTCAAACTTGGTAACATTGGTCGCGGCATCGTAAGTGATCGCCTTATTGGCTAAGGCATAGCCCCGGACCGTGTAGCCTGCGTCAGTTATCTCGTTGATTACCGAGGATTTGTATTGGTGAGCGTCCTGATCGGGGACATATGCGCTGGACGTAAACATGACTTTAATTGCACCAGTGGCCCAGTTGATTTCGCCCTTGAACGCCTTTTCGATTGCGCGACCAAATAACTTTGCGGTAGTTGCCATGATTTATTCCTCCCTTTGTGCGCACGTTGTGCGCTTCATATATATTTCACAGAAATCATCGCTCCTGCGTTGCGATGTAAGACAACCGACTAACCTCACGCGAAAGCCTCTGGGGGACAACAGCATGTCGGTAAAGTCAGGATTAGACAGCAAGTGCTGTCGAGTAGCCTGGCGAGTCAGGCCATATATGGTAAAGCCTGTGGGCTGATTCCGGGTCTGTGGCTGTGGAACGCTGCCGGACGTAAACTCCGGTATCAATGGGTATACCCAATATAAATGGGATTGGGTATAAGCAGGCCTATTGACGCACCTGCGATAAGCAGGGTAACGAAACGCCTGTAGACAAATAGAAACCGTCAGCATCACGTGCCCATGAGCCGTTTCTCACTATCCAAGGTTGCCCCGTATCCGTTGTAGTTAGCGAGCCGGAACTGCCGCCAGCGGGGCAAATACATTCCGCGAATTTCTGTGCTTGGATTTCATAACGTGTAGCCCCAAACTGTGAGTTCAGAGATCACGCCAGAACCGCCAGCTCCGACATTCAGCGAAAGATCTTTACTTGCCGTACCAATCAAGATAGGCATAGAGCTGACCTTCTCTGCAGCAGAGCCGGAGGGGGAAGCGTTGCCGATGACGTCAGTGAGCTTTACGGTAGTGTCATCTTTGAGAGTGACCAGGATGTCATTGCCTGCTGAAGCTCCGCGAATACAAACCAAATAGCCCATGACGTGATGCTGCTTGCCCGTTACAGCGGCAACCGTTGCAACCCCCGCTGCGTTAGCCAAACTTGTGGCGGGCACAATGAAATGAGTCGCTCCTGCGGGAAGCTGGCTTATTAGCTTAACGTGAATGGCGCCATCAGATCCCTCGGCTGGTACGTAGTCATCTATCACGGAGTCGTAATATTGCGGGATTCCAATATTACCCTGATCCCGTTTTATGTTTTTGGTATTGTATGCCAACTAGATCTCCTCCTTGGCTATTGCGAATAACTGGTCGGCTTAATTTTGAAGCAGTATCTCCAGCTTAGTTCGGATCTCGATGTCATCCCAGCCAGCGTAGGAGGTATTTGTAAGGGTGCTAAACAAGGCCGAACCACTTTTCACCTGTTGCGCATGCGTTGGACACAGATAAACAAAGTTAACTCCGTCTGTGACGAATAATGTACCTTCGATTTGTCTGCATACTTTGCATGGACCAGGTACTGATATAGTTACCTGTAGATTAACTGACACTTTTACCCCTCCCCATTTTTAGCCATGGTTCCAGTCAACCCGCGCCATCCAGTTTAGACGAATGCCGCCACCGATATGGTTTGTGTTTACGGTAAAATTATTGGTGGCCGCACCAACGATCCCACCAATAATTACAGCGCCGCCAGAAGCGGCCGTATCCCCGTTTATAACCGATAACACTACTATGTTGTAGGCCGAGGCATACCCTATGTTAATTACTGCGTTGCCGCTGGAATCAGTTGTTGCAACAGTGGTTCCAGACAGTATTTTTGTGTAAGCAGCGGCGTCAACTATTGGATAACCATTTGGCATTGGAATTTGTCCAGCACTATCACGTACAGGTATGGAGTTAGCAGGTGTACCTGCGCTCGCAGCATAACCATCTACCGTATCAGCGTCTAGTCCACTTCCTGCTCCGTCTACGGTTTTAATCGCCGTTAGCAAGTCTGCAGCACCAGGCATCGCGTGGCGATGGTCTCGCCTAGCCGCTGTGCTTGCTGCCCCCACCGAAACGGTAGATCCGATAGCCTCTGCTACAGGTGCCGTAGTGTCAAAGGCCAGGTGTCCATGATCCGCTCGGGCGAAACTCGTGCTTACGCCTACTACGTTAGACGTACCTAAGCCGCCTGAAGGGGCAGCTGTTGGCAGTGCATCATCCCCACCCGGGACGTGTCTTGAGGTATGAGCGTTAAGGCTTGCTAATGTAATATCCGGAGCATCATACCAGTTGGCCCTACCTGTTATTGACTTGATTCGCGTTGCAAAGTAGCTTAGGATACTCGCCAGCGTGCCCGATGGTGCTGGAGCTGCAGCCTGGTTCGGTGTCCGGGTGTCTCCCTCAACAGTCTCGGCTTGAGTCTCCAATTGGTTTAGCCTAGCAGGAGTTATTGCGGTTGCCTCGTCCCAGCTTGTTTTAGTGTATGGCAAATTATCACCACCCTTTGGTATCGGTTTTATCTATCTGGATTGCCTCAAGCGAGGTCTTGGTTTTCGCATATGCTTGATAGTCTACCAAGACCCCCGTACCCGCTTCGCTCGTGGACTTAATGCCCCCAAACCACCCTAAATGGGTAGTAGTTACATTGGCCTCGAAGGGTGATAGATAAGTAGTAGACACCAAATTCCCAGTTTGCTGTGTGATTGCTTTTCTCCCCAGTTCCGTTGCTCCGTTAAACCAAGCCATATACCGGACTCTTAGCGC